AAGCAGTGGTATCAACGCAGAGTACTCGCTGCTCCATGACCTCGCGCCAGTTCGTCCTCGGCCCTCTTTGATGGCCGTGTAGACCGCGCGCAGTTGCTCCAGATCCTTCGGCTGCAGGTTGTCCAGTGAGTCCGCGCCCAGAAACGCCTTGAGGTCCGGAACGCGCACGCCCGAGTTCGTCAAAGGCGTCGATCAGCATATTCTTAGCAGCCTGCGGGTCTTCCTTGTCGCGCTTCCGCTGGGTGTTCCGCACCGCGTCCGATCGCCTCTTCCTGGATGTCGGCGGGCAGAATCTTCAATGTAAGCATGCGCTCGATCTTGCTTGTGATCGCAGCCTCTTTCGTGAGCAGCTCATCCTCGGTCGCCTCGACCAGGTACACCACATCGCCGTAGCTGTTCATCCGCTGGCTGAGAACCGCGCGCCCTTTCTTGTCCTTGCGCTCGACCGTCTTCTCGAGAACGATGTCCTTGAAGTGGGTGACGTTGGCCTCGAGGTCGGTGATCGCCATGCGCACGATTCGCTTGGTGGCGTCGTCGTAGATCATCAACCGCTCGGGCATGATGTTGCCCCATGGCGCGCTGCGCGGCCTCGGCGAAGCGAATGGATAGGCCTGTGGACCTTGCTGTTCCCCATCGGCTTCGAGTAGAGCGCCGCGGTCGGCAAAGAACGGCCGGTCACAATCGCGGAGGAGCGCTGGCGCACCTGGTCCCAATCGCGCGGGTTCTGCCTGGCTACAAGGTAGCGGGCCTGGACCTTGGGCGCGTCCCTGCGCCGCGAGTTACGTCGGATGCCGAGTTCGCGCTTCTCGAGTGCCGCGCTTTGTTTGCTGTCCGGCGCTCTCGGGCGCCATCACTTCGGGTTCAGTTGCCATGCCTCACCGTGCCTTCGCCGATTCTCTTCCTGTTGTTGGTTCTGGTAAACCTGCGCCATGATTTGCATCGCCCATGGCGAATTCTGGATACAAGCCTCGATCAACGTCACCAGCCGATAGAGCGACCGCGAAATATCCGCCTCCACGGCGATCCTCTGCTGTAGCAACTCGAGGCGGTACTCGTTCAGCTGCTCCTGATTCATTTCTTCCACCATGCCCCGCAGGTACGGTGCATCATGCCGTGGGAACGTGAGCGCGGCGACCTCAGCCGGATGCTTTGACCCCACCGCCTCGAGGAATCCTTTGAGGTCCACAACCTGCCGCTCCTTGGGCCGTATCCAACCCACGGTCCCGAGCGGCGTCTTCGCGCTCTTTGGCGTCCCCGATCAGCGCGGGCCAAATGATTCTTCCGCGAGCTGCTCCTCTTCCTCGGCCTCTTTCGTCTTGTCCGCGGCCAGCTTCAACTTCGCCGTCCACTCCAGGATGTCCGGCCCTGGCTCCGTAATCACATTCTCGGTGCCGAGCGAGAACTTGCGGGCGAGGTATCTCCCGTAGCTCTCCGACTCGTCGATCGCAGGCTCGACCTGTTTGAGTACGTTGTCAAACCAGAACGCCCGGCACGCCTCGATCATGTCACGCTCAAAGTCAAGGTCTCTGGTCAGCCTGAACTGCTCAAGCTTGTTGCCTGAAAACAGCGTAGCGAAGTTCCAACCCTGGGCCTCGCAGACGGCCATATACCAGCTCGCCTGGACAAAGTAATGAGCCGGCACTTCGTCGGAACCTTCTTCTCCCCACTCGTCGGACCTGCGGGATGCAGTCTTGACTTCCAATCCCGACTTGACCGAAGGCATCCAGCCGTCCGGAGCGCCAAGCATCCACGGTTCTTTGCCGACAACGAGGGTATTGCCGTTCCAATCGCGGTAGTTGTCGAAGTGAGCGCGCAGTGCGTGAGGGTCGGAAACCTCCACACCGAATCGGGCCGCGTACTCCTGGCGCACGATAGGCTCGAGCAAATTGCCCCAGCGCAGGCATTCCTTGTCCAGCTCGGGGAGTGATCCTGGCTTGACCTTGCCGGCGTAAATGTCGATCGGCTTTTTCCATGGGGATAGCCCGAGAATCGCCGCACAATCTGTTCCGCCTATGCCCGCGCTCCGTGAGGCTGCGTAACTTTCCTTTTCTTCATACAAACTCATTTGCTTGCCTTTCTCGGATGCTTCTTGCACCACGCCTGGTTACGGGAGATCGAGCACTTCCTGCATTCTCGGGTGCCGTCTTTGCGCATATAGACGTTCGCTCCGCGCATCACATGCCCTCGCTTGCACCGATACCGTTTCACTGAACCCATTTCGTTGACCTTAATCCAACCCAATTTCGTTGTCAAGGGATTTCTGGCTGCAATCCCATTTTTCTTTTGCTATAATTTGGGTATGAAAAAGGGATTGAAGGAGCCAATCTGTTCTGTTCTACTATCGGCTCCTCGGCAAGAATCGCCCCGGAGTTGGCCAGATGTGAAAGCTGAAGAAATAGTAGATAAATCAAGAGATTGACAGATCCTCCATTGCTTCTTCTCCATCGTTGACCGTCTCTTCTCTTGCTTGCCTAGCACGAGATCCATTTGAAGCATAGGTATTTCCAACATGATAGCGCTTGCAAAACTCACAGGGTCCGTAGGCATTCATCGGCACCCCATAACAGACCTGAGACGCCCTGGCGGCAGCTTCCGCCTTCCGTTCCGAGTTGTATCGCTTCTTCCCTGTGCAGGAAGCTACCCACTTACCGCTCATCGCGTTCCTTTCGCGGGATCATCTTGGCCCCCTGCGTGCTGCGGGAGCGGATCATGGGGTCATACTCCACACATGCCTTCGCACTCGTTCTCAAACAGGTTTATCTGCGCATCTTTGTTGGCAGTGAAGTTGACTTGGTCAATGGGGATTAGCGATGGGTGTAAGAACAGTCCAGTTCTGTGATTATCATTCGTTGCCACCGCTCTCTCGAAGGCCACCGCTCTCTCGAAGGCTTGCGGTTCCTGATCCTGCAGGCGCTTCCATTCTTCATTTGAATGATAAGGGCAGAACACGCAAGCTGATCTCGGAGGTTGCGGAAAACCGCGCCGCTGCATCCAGTTCAAGCAATCAGTCCGACTTATTGCAGCTTCAATCAACGGCCAGCGATTCTCTTGCCAAGGCTCCCGGCTGTCCTTCATGCGGGTCGCTTCGTTAGTAGAAATACCTATCCACTGGATAATACCCACGGTCTTTTGGCCGCGCTTTATGCCGCCGATCTCACGCGCCTTCTTGGAAATCGGTGCGATCTTGTAATCGTAGGTGCATTGACGACGTGGCACCTGACCCTTTTTGCCGTTCACCGACGTGAAATAGGGAAGGCCCTGCTTGATATAGGTGTGCCCATCTTTGGCGGTTCTACGGCGAGTCATATCGCTTTCCAGATGGCCCTTAGAGACACGGTACACGGGAAACGGTAATTGCTTCTCCAGCCAATCCAGCCAGATATAGACGCTGTTTGGCTCGGCCTGTGTATCCGCAAAGATCGCAGCGTCAGGCATCGGCGTAATCTCACCGGCAGCAGCCATCAGCGCCATCGTGCTCGACTGGACCCCTGCTCCGAGGCTGATTATGTGCTTCATTTGCTTCCCTCCCCGTTCTCCCACGTCACTGGCGCGGGGTCATGCCTTCTTAGTTACATGGGCTTGTGCGCGTATTTGCGATTCGCCGCCCGTTGTTCGCCGTCGCTCACCATTTCCATGAATTCCGCCGAGAACTCATAGTCCGGTGCTTGCTCGAAAATCAGCATTTCCTCGTCGCAGTTAGGACACACGCCGTTGCTCAATAGCCGCGTGCCGCAATCCTCGCAGGCTTTCGCCATCACTCTCTCCCTTCCTTCATGCCATGGAGTAACTCGGCTACAGAATCATCCGCAGCGGAAACGCTTGCACTTCCGCAGATGGGGCGCGCGTCTCTGAAAGCTCCGCCTCAAACTGGCTCAGGTCTTGATCCTGCTGCGCGGCGATCCTTGTAATTAGCGCCTGAACCTTGACCCCTTTTGCTGTAACGCCTTCCCAGACACGCGCCGGGATTTCCGCGCCATCTTTCATGATGGTGACGATCTTGCTCGTGCTTTCTAGATTCACTTCCATTTCGTTCCTCGCTTTCCCCTATTTGTATTTGGCCTTGTTAGTGATCGTCCAGCCGAAGCACTCCTCAATATCTGCCATGACTTCTTGCGGGGTTTTCTCGGTAGGATTGGGCACGTCATCCCACCACTTCAATGTGATCCCGTCTCCTTCTGGGAAACATGAGGCCCAGTAGCCGCGAGCGCGGAAGGCGGCGAGTCCTTTTGAGCCGCCCATCTGTGATGAGTCCTCGGGGCGCAGTTCGTCGAATGGGGCGCATGGATGGTTAGCTGGGAACTTACCGGCCCTCATTGCGAAGCGGCTGTAGCGGTAATAGGCATCTCCTAGGTTCCGCTCTGCCCAGATGATATTGGCCGTCGAAAGCCTCTTTCCATCGCTGCCTATTGCAGGATGAAAATACTCGACATTTTTCTTGGTTTCAGTCATTTCCGCTCCTCGCTTTCCGGTCACTTGGGGACGGCCTTCTCCCTGCTTGCGCTCTAAGGCGGCGAAGTCGTCGTGAGAAACATACGCGCCTTCGTCAGTTTCCTCGAACTCACCCGGCTCGTCACAGAATCCGGGCGTAAATCCGTAGCGCTTCACCGTCATTTCTACTCCTTCTCCAGTTCGGCCCTGAGACCGGCTGCGTACTCTTTGGCCTGGTCGTAGCTGGCAAACTTTGCGACTGACCTGCCGTCGATGCTTACCGTGGTCCAGCGAAGTGAGTCGCTATCGGTCTCCACCGTCACCTCCGTGCGTTCGGCTGGCGTCAGCACGTTGTGAAGCCTCTCTACCACCTCTGGTCCGAAGTCATCGCTCAAATCAGAAAGCAAGAATTTATCGACCTCACCGAGAGGCACCCAGCCCTGCCGTGATGTTTCAGTGATGAATTTCTTGAGACGCGGCGGAAGATCAGTTGCATCCCATTCGCCATCGAGTTCGTTAAGGTCGTTGCGAGAAATCATCATGTGACATGCTCCAACAGACTTTCGCAGGAAATCAGCGTTCTTTCTGGTCGCCTCCAACTCACGGAGAGCTACGCGAAGTTGAATCGTCTTCGCGGACTCGCTGACCACATCGGCCTCTGCCTTCGCCGGGGCGTCCTGCCGCGTGTCCCGCACTTCGTCCTGCATGGTGGGGTCCATGCGTGGTGCTGCCGGATGGGAGAGCGCGGCCCTGAGGATCGCCTTGAGCGACTCCAGTTTCTGCCACGATTCTTGGACCGCCGTGAACCACGCATTGTAGAGATGCGTCTGGTTTTGCGCTCCATATGGGCAGTGCCACATATCGAGGTCGGAATCGCGTTCGTTGATTACTTCCTTGACCGCTACCCTGAGCGCCTCATCCGGCCCAGAGAGCACGGCTGCGGCTGCTTCTATTGCGTCGAGCCAATCATTTTGAACATAGCGAGTGGTATTCTCCCACTTCCCATTACGGAAGTTCCGCTCAAACGCCGCCTGCGCTGCTTCTGTAATCCTGTCCATCGTCACCCTCGTTTCTGATTGCTGCATCACATCTCCAATCCCGCCCTCATCGGGCGCCTCCTAACTCACGTTTGCGCGCCTGCATCCATGCGGCCTTGAATTCACGCTCGATCTGCTGCTTGGTGCGCAGCGCCTCGTCGCCGTTGAATCGTGAGGGTAGGAGCGACGGGTGCCGCTGCAGGAATGCCAGGCCGGCCCGCGAGTCCCCCCCGACGATGGCGAGGGCTGTGAGAATTCGTGCAGAAATAGGCGGCGGCGGTATTGCCGGCTCCTTGAGCTCGCCGGGTTGCCAGTCATCGATCGCGGCACCAGGTTCGCGCCAGGGATCTGCGTAGACCGCCGGCCGCTCCTGCCAGTCCACTCCGTGGCGAAAGAGGGCGGCGAGGAGCCACTGAAAGTCGGCGGTGTACTCCTGCTCGAAGATGGGCTCGGTGATGTCGGCCGGTGTGGGCCAGCCCTTGCTGGTCATCGCCACGACGTTGAAAGCATCGGCGAGTTGGTCACCAGGGAATATCGCCAACAGGCGCGCCCACAGGTCCGCCGCTCTCGGGCTCTCGGGCCGGTCCAGCATCTCCCGCAGCAGGCTCACCGCCCACTGGATTTGCTTGTCTTTGGGCTCGTTCCCGCTGAACAGTGTCGAGAACGGATTCTGTGTTGCTGTGGGTGCCATTTTTCCTACCTCCTCGCGCGTTCGCCCCGTAGGGATTTTCAATCGCCTTTTCGATGTTCTCGCTATTCGCTACCAGCCAATCAAACGTGGCTGTCCAGCCTCGGTCGTTGTCTCCCGCGAGAAACGGCTTGACTCTGCAGCACTCGATTGCCTCAAAGAATCGCTCTTGGGTTAGCCCTTGTCTCACCCGGGCGGCGATGTGCTTTCGTCGGCCGTCGGTCATGGCTTTCACTTTCGGTAGCTTCCCGCAATGGTCGTTCCAGATTCTCAAAAACTCACCGTAGGGAATCGGTTCGGCGGTCGGCTCTGCCGACAAGGGCGAAGCCCTATCTGGCTCCGGATCTGGTACAGGCTCAGGAACTGGCTCCGGTACAGGCTCTGGTACTGGTAGGCGGGATATGTTACCTAACTTAGGCTTTTCGTCCGTACACTCTACGTCTGGTGTACGTACGGTGGGAGTACAAAAGTCCAATTTCGCCCTGTTTAAGGCGTTTTTTGTTGCTTTGTCGGCATGTTGAGGCCAATCGTGGACTAGGAGCCGGTGCGTCTCATCCCTGTCCAACCACCCAGATTCCACCAGGTGGGCGACAAGGGAGCCTTGCTCTCCGTCCCACTCTACCCATGCCTCGATAGCCTGGTCGGTATATTTGCCGATGTTTCCCCGGGGGGTGAACCGTCCAGTGAAGTGCCAGATTGCCTCAAGCCATCCCAGCGTCGGGCCTTTAGGTTGCGCGATGAGCGCCTTGAGGCTTGCGAACTTTGGGTGATCCGGGACAGCGCGGAGAGCCATTACGGTCTCGCTCCTTTTCGGAAGCTGGCGGCGAACGGGCAGGTGGCAAAGTGGGTGATGGCCAGGGAGTCGTCCGTCTCCATCGGGTCCATCGGGATCTGCTTGCCGGCTGGAGTCTGCCAAAATTCGATTACCTTATGGCAGACGCGACACTCGCCGCTTGGCTGGGGTTTGTAGCCTGCGGTTAACATCTGAGCACGATTCTTTGGAAACGGCACTTTGTTCCTCCCCCAATTTGAGGCTGGCGGAGCGAGATTGGGGCCTCGCTCCACCACTTGCGGACTCCGACCGTCGCCAGAATCACCCGAGTCCAGGCCGGGCGGCTAGGACAGTGGCAATCAAACCACGTTCTACCGCAAAATGCAAGTGGGTATCTGAGTGGTTACCTATGGCGATGCTGAAACCATGCGAGAACGATAGCCGCAACGATGGCCGCGGCGACGGCAAAGGCCACCCACTTCCAGCCGGTGATGAAGAAGCCGCAGGCGATGCCCGAGACCAAGAGAACAGCCCAGGTGTAGAACTGCAGGTTGGTGCGCGCGCGTTCGCGCAGGATGTTGGCGGGCGAGTAAACCTCGAAGTCGGTTGGAGCTTCGGGCCTACGATTCCAGGATGCGTCTCTAAAGCTGCTCACAGTTTTTCCTCTGCTTTCCTGCCCAGGTGTGGGCACTTGCGGCGGCGCCTGAACGTGCTGCTGGTGAGCATGGCGCGGCAGTCTGGACATTGAACCAGCATGCGGTTTGCGGGAACAATCCCGATGCGGCCAGGTCTCGGGCGTGAAGCGATGATGCGCTGGTGCTCGCTCGTGACCAGCTCGGCCGGGATCTCGTAATGGCACTTGGGGCATTTCATGGGTTAGCTGCTCAACGCGTAGGCGATGGCCTCTTGGGTGGCGATGGGCTCGTAGCGGGCTTTGCCGGCAATCACTTCGTCGATGTCCTTGGCGGGCACGAAGCGGTAGCACTGGAGCGTGTGGCGGTCGATGTTGATGTACCTGCGCGTGTTGATGTGCTTGTAGAGATTCATGGCCTCAACGTCGCCCATGAACATGAAATCGTCGGCGCATTTCTCGCCAACCAGCTCGATCAGCGGTGTCCAGTTGGAGCGTTGCGGGATTTGGCGCTTCATGCCCAGGGCGCTTTCGGCTGCGGCTGCGAATTGCTCGATGGAGTGACTCACTGGGTACCTCCGGTGGTGCGGTGTTGTGGTGCGTTGAGGTTTACCGTGGAGACGGCGCGGGAAGGTTAACCAACGATCACGCCAAGCCCACGTATCTGCGCGACGGATGTTTCTAGCGTCGAGCTGTCCATGAAGAGCAAGAGCGCCTCTTCGAGACTGTCGTGGGATCGCTGATCGCTCGTGGTCCACTTTTGGCGAGTCTCTGATCGTTTGCAGGAATTTGCGTAAGCCAAGAGCAGTGCGCCAACGACGGTCTTTTCTCGCTGCGTCCTATCTGCGGCGGCATCGCGGGCCGTGGTCATTTGCGCGTGGTGGATTGCATCACGGTTCTTACCACCGCAAACAAGGCAATTACTGTCAAATTCTTCTGGATTGCTGTTTACGTAAAAATGCTGCATTTCATCTCTCCATGCGGCTGGTTGCCGCTCTGAACTACGGTTAAACAAGGGACTTATATACTTGAGTCCCTTTTCGACGGCAACTAAAACACGCTGCTGCAAATCTCAAAAGCTCCGCCGATGACCGCTTTTGTTTCCTCATCAAAGAGATGCTTGAGGGTCGAAGTTTCGTTTGGTTCTGTGTTCTCATCCTCAACCGTGACTGTGATTGAAGCCATCTCATCAGCCGACAGTTCGAAAATCTCAGCAGGATCATCGAAGTCGTCATAGTTGTCTTTGAACTCGGCCAGCACATCCTCTTGCGACTCACCAGCCCAATAGAACCTCTCTCCGCCGCTGTTAATCCTGAAACACTTCATTTTGTTCCTCTCAAGGGAGTCAAGTATGTAATTCCCTTTACTTGTCCTGGGTGCGGGTAGTCAAAAGGTCAATGACGAACTGGCGCAAACTCTTGCCGGCATTGATAGCGGCAATCTTCAGTTTGGCCAGCAATTCAGGGTCGATGTCGTTAACTCGTAGATCAGCCATAAATGGAACAATAGCACAGATTACACGGAGTGCAACATATTAATCATTGACTTTCAAACAAAAGTGCTCTACCGTACGAAACCGTGGGGGTATGGGGGTGCCGCACTACCTTGCTCCTCCCTCAATCCCTCAGCCAGGCTCTACCGATCTCAGCCTTTCCCACTGACCATCTACCCTTGACCGCTTCTTACCCGCGATCTTGGCTAAAGTAGAGGAAAGCGGGGGAAAAAGGCTTGGTCGTGATCCAAAAACCTCGTGAGCGACGCGGATAGTGGCTGGCCTCACCCGTGAACGCTGCCTGCCATGCGGCTGAATAGCATGGACTCAGAGAGCCAGGTATTAGCCGTAGGCATCTGCAAACCCCAATCTAATCAATGGCCCACATCGAGCGTGTCCAGACTGGTGAGAAGGTCGAAACGCACATCAGGGGTCGTGTATTCCGGTTCGCTCCGAAGGTGAAACGGTCGCGTAACGTTTCACGCAACAAGGAGCGGAGGATGGTGTGTGTCTTGAACCGGTATGAGGGCCAGATGCTTGAGCGGTGGAGCGTTTCACAGGCGTGCTTTGGTCCGACGTGCAATCACACGCACCAGACACGGGCCCAGGTGGACGAGCTGGCTGCCGAAGGCATCCTGCGGTACGTGCCGGGGAGCTCTAACAACGTGGCCGCGTACTCGTTTGGTCGGACGTGGAAGGGTGTACCGTCTGGACCGTCAAGAGTGAAGGTAATGCAACTTGTCTAAGAATGAGCGGATTACGGCCAATCATCCAGAAAACACCATTTTGAGGATGAAACAAGGCTCTAGGATTCGTTATAGGGCGTCGGCGGAGGGTCGATGAGGCTGGTACATGGGGAAAATGCGGCTGGCACCGATCCCGGAGTATCCACGCCGATCGGACCCGCTCCGCGAGCCCAAGATCGAGAAGCGCAACGCCATCATCCGGCGTCAAAGGATGCTCACATTCCGGCCGGTGCCGGTCAAGAGGCGGGTTTGGTGGGTCACTTTGACAGCTATCGCGGTATCTCGAGAACAGTTTGGCCAGCAGGATCTGCCACAGACTCTGAGCTTCGAGCCGCAGGCCTTCTGGTGCTTGAGCCGACGCAAGGCGAGGGACCTGATCGACCTCGATCACCGATCCGGGGGCTCCGGAACCATGTATCCAGTCGAATATCGGCTCTGCGCGGTCTGTTCGAGGGTGCTTTTGGGCCCAGATGCACACCAGTACCGCCTCAAGATGCTCAAACCCATGGCAACCTGGCAGTATCCGCAGGGTCCAGCGTGCAACATGGACTGCAAACCACACGGGCGAGGACCGGAGGGCCGGACAGCAACGTACACCAAGCACCAGCCGAGCTCGACCGACGTGCCTTCATCGTTGGGGCAGCCGCGACCCTCGGTGTAATGGCAGCCGGCGGCGCCAATAGAAAAGCGAATGTTCCTGTAAAAATCGACCGGCCCTTCATATACCCCGGTTCGCGTGACGGAAATTCTATAAATTTTTTCCACAAAAAGGGCATTCGCTATGTTGAAGTAGCATGGGTGTTGCGGGATGGAACGATTGTCCCGATGGCTGGCATCGATCGGGGGCGATCGTGAAGACTTCGAGACGTTCAATTTTCGGGATGTTCGCAGCGGCCGCAGTTGGGGCGCCGGCGTTACTTCCGGCTTTGGCTGAGACCGCAGCAAAGTTTGCTGAACCTGCTGCACCGGATGGTTCGACGTTGACGCGGTATACGTTCAACGGCCAACCGGTGTACGCGCGCCCGATGCGAATCGAAGTTCTTGGACACTGCTCCTACAACGACTCAGGCGGAGAATTTTGGAGTGGCGTAGGCTCAGGTTACGGACCTGAATACCTATTGGCTAACGGGGCCGTGATTCCGTCGAGAAGGTGGAGTGAGTTTGTGGAGCGATCGTGACCGTGGTACGTGGAACACTTCGGGTTTGCGGCGCGTGCAAGGGAGCGGAGCCGAGGCCCGGGCAGAGGTATTGTTGGGACTGCCACAAGCGGAAGATGAGGGAATACAGGAAAGGGAAGGTTGCGCCAGGGTCAATGACGGGCATGAGAATCGATCGGAGGCGGTCGTGAGTCTTGGAAACGGAAACCCACAGTTTGAAGTGACCACGAGAATCAACGGCAAAGAGATTGGCCGACAGGCGATCCACGATCCCTTTATTCACACCAGGGTTCGACTTCGCGGTTTCGCCTACGCGTGGAGAGCCTTGACCAAAGGGCTCGAGGTTCAAGTGGCCATCGATGGGACTCACGGAGCCGTTTCGGCGGTGATGATGCTTGATCCTGAACACATCGAGCGGGACACGGCCGAATTTTTGACCTTCCAGGCCCAGCGGCGCGCGAACAACATGCAGGCTGGGGTGGTTGGCTACTACGTTGACCAGCAGAAAGCAAATTGAAAGGACGGCAACATGGACAGGAAGAGCTTTTGAGGGTTTCGACATGAAGACGACGCGGCGCGGATTCTTCGGGCTTTTGGCTGGCGCGGTGGCGGCGAAGTTTCTGCCTGCTCCGGTCAAGAAGTGGACCGTGTACCCGCCCATTCCCGTCGACCTTCCACCGGCACACATCCCGATGGTCGGCGACATCATCTTCGAAGGCCTTCAATATAACGCTCTCGGCGTCGCTTCTGTCGGATCCTACGCGGGCATTAGTCGCGCGCCGCTTCCACCAAATGCGCGCTTCAACAAATCGATGCGATTGATCGACGACTATTTCAAACGGAGGCAGCATGGACAGCAAAGGCAAGACTGAAACGTTGAAGGAGCAGGTAGAGGCAATCGCACGGGAGCCCGTGTCGACGGCGGTGAACAACATGCAGAATGAGTACCTGCAGATTGCGAAGCGTATGCGGGCTATGCCGTTGAATGTTGCCGGCCGCGTTCTCAACATGCTCCAGACCGAGTTCGATCTGCGGCAGGAGGAGACGAAGAACGCGATCGACGAGTACAAGTTCCAGGAGAGCGTGAAGCGGCGCATACAGGAGGAAGAGGCGGCGAAGAGGCTGGCGGCCGAGCAGGCGGAGATTGAGGAAGCGAACCGGCCGAGGTTGGTTCCCGCCGGGCAGGCGCCGAACTAATGAACCTCCTGCAAAAGATCGCGCGCGGTTGGTGGGATGAGTATTACCGCTACGGCTGGCTCTACTCAATTTGCGGCTGGTTCTTCCCGGTAACCGGGCGCTCGAAAACATTCTATTGCGGTGAGGAGCGCACGTTCCGTCCGGTGTGGTGGGCAATTCGAGCTTGGCATCGTGGCCAGCTCCTTTTATCCTGCTACCGGGTCTTCCGCAAATATCGCCACATGGGGCACAAGAGGGCAATGATCGAGGGATGGGGATACTTCCGGAGGACAATCAGTTGACCGAGAACCGTTCCCCCTGGAGCATCTTCATCTTGGTCTTCATCGCTGCCAGTGCCCTTCTTCTCTTCCCAGCCATAGCCAGATGCCAGTCCTGCGTGACCAACTCCCAGGTGACCCTCACCGGGAACCTGCGCGGAGCGAATGGGATTGCATCGTCGAACTACGTTATGACGATGGGGCCGTCCCAGCAGGGGTACATTGCCGGCTGTGGCGTGAATGTGCCGACGACCTTTGCCTGCGGAACGTCAACCGATGGATCTGTGGTTGGCGTGCCGAATCCGCTGACGGCGACGATCAACACGACCTCCGGCTCGGGATCTCTGACAGCGGGCGTCTATTACACGGTCTATGAGTTTTACGATGCCGCCGGCCATGTGACCCTGGCCAGCCCGGAAACGCGGACCACTTTGAGCGTGACCGAATCGCTCGTGGTCAATCCTCCGTCGAGCGGCGTCCCGTCCACTGCTGTCGGCATGGACGTGTTCATCGGGACGTCGAGCGGGGCTGAAACTCTCCAAGGTCAAACCACAGGATCGGCTGCCTTCGTGCAGTCCACAGCTTTGTCCAGTGGAGCCAGCCCCGCCACGACGAATACCACTCTCTGCAAGATCACGGCTAATGACGCGGTGTGGCCGGTCGGCACCGGCTACAACGTGAGCCTGGTCGACTCGAATGGCAATCCTGTCCCGGGATACCCGATGCAGTGGCAGTTGCTCGGACCGGGCTCGACTTACAACCTGTCGAATGGGCTGCCGTACTATCACGGGGTTGTGCTCTACCCGGTGCCGATCCTGGCGCAGCCGGCAAATCACGGCCAGCAGTCGATTTCAGGTCCGTTGAGCCTCGGCGGCTACAACCTGACGAATGTGGGAAAGTTGGGAGTTGGAACCGCGACCCCAGGATGGGGCGTCGACGTCGAGGTAACTGGAATCGGCGGGGCGATCAATGCCGAGCAGGGCTACCTGATCAACGGAAACGCCGGCGCCGCGGGAAGTTGCCCGATCAGCGATGGCAACTACTTCGACGTGGTTGGGGTCTGCGACTCAGGCTTAAATGTGCTCAACTTCGGGGCCTTTTGCGACTCGAATGGGACCACAGGGAACGGGCACAATGACCGCGCGGCGATCCAGGCACTGTTGAACGGGCTCTCGCCGACCCTGGGCGCGAAGATCCTGATTCCAGCTGGCCACATCTGCCGCATCGCGTCGACCGACACGACGATCAACACCGATTACCTGTACGCGGCAGTGTCCAATTTTGAAATAACCGGCGGCGGCCGGCTGTTCTTCGACCCCGTGCTGGTCTCCGGTCACCCGACATTCGGAACAGCCATCAGCGGCATCTACGCCGCGGGCCTGCAGATTTACTCGCCCGGGTGCACCCTCTCTCCAGTCTCGAATCCCGAGGACATCACTACCGGCCGGGCAGTGACGACCCTCATTTCGAATATCAACCTGCACGACTTCTCGATGAGCTCGGTGGGAAGCTACAACTCCCTGATCTGGAATAACAATGGGGAGCCGACAACCAACATCCCCCTGAACAATGTGGGCGTGGCCATCTGGTGCGCGAACAACGTCCAGGTGCACCACATGAATATCTCGAACTTCTACTCGGACGCTATCGAGCCATGGGGAGTGGTGGGATTGGACGTGAGCAACAACCAAATCTCCCAGATTGGCTTCAACGGGGTGGGGGCAGGCTGGACCAGCGACGAGACATTCTCCGGCAATACTATGACCGGCGTGGGCCAGGGGTTTGAGACTGACGCCTTGCGCTCAACCTACACCGGCAACGTGGTTTCAGATTTCGCCATGAGCGGCATCGAGGCGGTCGGCGGACCAACCGCAGGCACGAATGTGTCAGGCGCCATCTCAGGGAATACGCTCACCCGCGATACCACCGTGGCAGAGGGACGCTACGGGATCAGCGTCGCCTGCAACGGCAAGACGTCGACGTGCGTCGACAACGAGAATGTAGGACCCAACACAATTTCTGGAAACTTCGGCGCCAGCATCTACGTTCAGCCGGGCCTGGCGGTATCGGTCCACGACAATACAGTGACTTCAACGGCCGCGAGCGGCTCTCCGGTCGGCGCAATTCAGGCCGAGGAGGGGTCGACCTGGGGGACGTTGAACCCCATCACGATCACCAACAACACCCTGAATTTCACAACGACCTTCTACCAGTCGGCCATCTTTGCAACAGGACTCGCCGCGGGCGGGATTCAGACAATCGTAAAGGGAAACTCCATCACGGCGACGAGCTTCACCGCGTCGCCGGCCTGGGGCATCCAGATCTATTCTGCTTCCGGGATTGCCTGCCAGAAGGGGAACTACTCGAGCGCGGTCTTCGCGCCCGACTCCGGGTGTCCGTCGGCAACCTATGCCGGGAAGGCGACGCTATCCTCCGGGACAGTGACCGTATCGACTACCGGCGCGTGCACATCAGCCTCGACCTGCACCTACAAACTGGCCAACTGCGGCCTGAACGGAAGCACCGCAATCGGCGTTCCGTCGATCGGGACAGTAAGCGTCGGAACCTCGTTCGTCATCAACTCTCTTACCGCAACTGCAACGGTTGCAACCGGCGACGCTTCAAGCGTGTGCTGGCAAATCAACTAAACCTCAACCCCAAAAGGAGTTTTACCGCCATGCGCAAAGCAGTTTTGAGCATCAGCCTCCTCGCGCTTGCCGTTCTCGCAACTTGCGGGACTGGCTTTGCGCAAACCGCCAGCACTCCGTTCTCGGCGCCCGAATATTACGCCTCGAGCTTCAACCTCTGGTCAATCAACGGCCAAAGCCCAAACACGTATATTTTCCCGGGCAGGAGCGTGTGCAACTCCAATGCGCAGAATGTTCGGTTCTTCGTGTTCTCGACGACCGGACCTGTTCTCATTGCCGACAACAACTCAGCGAATTCCGAGGTTGTCACCCCGTCAGCGGTTGTGAATACGGCAGGGTCGTGCGGAGCAACCGTCGCGCCAAGCCACAATCACTACACGTTTCAGGTGAAATCCGGAACTGCCGGACTGCAAGAGGCGATTAACTCGCTCACCCAACAGGGCGCGTGGCCGACGCTCGTCGACCTCGACAAGAACTGGTGGACGAGCGCGAACCAGATTCCAGGCACTTACGCGACTCAAATCCTCGGAGCGGCAACCGGCAACATGACGGTGCTGCTCAAAGACATCACGACATCTCCAGCGACGTTCTATGTATGGAGCGGGTCAGCGTACACCGCGACCAACGCGAACTGGAAAAACACGGCGCCGACTATCGCATCTGGAGCTGGCGCCGGTGGAAGCCCGACAGTTGCGAATGTGGCCGGAGCAACGGCCATCACCGGAATTGCAAGCGTCCTCACCGGAACCTCGCCGACGACCGGGACCATCTTCACCGAGACCTGGCCGGCGGTGTCGGCCGGCGGCCCACAATATGACGGAACCTGCGTCGTGAAGTCGAGCGGAGCCAATTCCTACACCACGTTCACGGTGACCATGAGCGACACTGGATCTGGAACCACCTTCCAGCGCATCATGACCGTGGCCGAGGCGACGTCTCCCCAGGTTGCGGCAACACAGTATTACTTCACCTACACCTGCAAATAGACCAAACAAAAGGGATTTATGTCTTTTACTCCCTGCTGTGTAAGGGGAGGCTCTCCCAGGTTGCCGCTGGGGAAAACCCGCCTAGAAATAGGCGACGGACATTAGCCAAGGTCGCGAAATGACGCCGGAGGGTGAGCTTAAGAACAGGGCGTCGGCACACGCCCACTCCCAATGTGCAGCAGGGAGTAAAAGACATAAATCCCAAACAAAAAGAGGCCCGACGGATCGCCGCCGGGCCAATCGTTTGTTTCACGTATGACCGAAGAGTATCACAAAAGGAGCTTCTGACCATGAAAAAGTTTGCCGCGTTTTTTACCCTCTTGGCGCTTTCACTTGTGCCGCTCATGGCTCAGAGCTCTAGCTCAACAGCCAGCGTCACCCAGCAGGCCGCGGGCCCGGCAAATATCGCCGGCCTCCTCTATGCCTCGAACTTCGCCCACTGGACGATCGGGCCGAGTGAACTCGGAAACTCGTGGACCAGTCCGGGCCAGTGTTACGGGACGTCGGGGGGCTTGGTATTCCCTCTTTTCTCGACGACTGCGCCGGTGACAATCGTTGACCTGGCAAATTCGTCGAATACCGAGACAGTCACGCCGACTCTGGTCAGCTACCTCGGATCCGGATGCAGCGTCGCGCTGCCTGCCACGCATGCGCACTCGAATTATTACCTCCAGTCCGGAACTCTGGGCCTCCAGGAGGCGCTGAATTTCGCGGGCGCTGCGCATTACGTTGTTGTGGTCACGCCGGATTGGCAGACCATGGGCGGTACCTCCGGCATGATCACGTCTGCGACGGCTGGGGCCAATACTACGATTCTCGACGCGCGCACGGCAACTGCGGTTCCATATTCAGGAACTACGCCCGCCGCGAACTCGACCGGCACCGGGAAGCAGGTCCTGCAGACCAGCCCCACGCTAGTAACTCCCATTCTCGGCGCGGCCACCGCCACCAGCATCAATGGCGCTTTCTTCCAATCGTCCGCAGGCGTTCCCTCCGCAAATTGCCCCGCGGGCGCGATTGACGAGAACCTGTCAGCATCGAGCGCTTCAACGGCGTTATACGTCTGCTACCCCGCGAATACCTGGACAGCGGTCACCGTACCCTAATGAAAAAACTCCTCTCGCTCGGCCTCCTGATCGTCGCTTCGATCGGCGTGCGCGCGCAGTCCTCCGGGACTCCGACTCAGGGCCCGGGGAATACGGCGGGCATCCTCTGGGCGTCGAACTTCGGACAGTGGAGCGTTCCCCAGGGAAATACAGGCGAGTTTTCCTGGTCCGTTCCTTCCCTCTGCACGGCGACGGCCAACGGTATCCCGCTCCAGCCCGTCTTTGACGTCGGAACTCCAATTTTAATCAGAGACCAGGTTCCTGCGAATTCGGAAACGGTGACGCCGAGCGCCGTGACGACCGGAGGATTCGGCTGCTCGATCACAGTCGCACCGGTGAATCAGCACAGCAGTTTCACGCTCGAGTCCGCAACGGCCGGGCTGCAGGAAGCGATCAACTACGCGCACGGTCTCCCTTACGAGGTCATCCTCACCCCAGATTGGACGCGGCTTGGCGGAACGACGGGGATGATCACGTCGGCCAAGGGAAATTACAACGTCAGCATCTTTGACCAGCGCACATCTGTCCTGGTTCCCTACGTGTGGAATGGCAGCGCCTATGCTGCGACCTCGTTTGGAGGAAGCGCCTGCAATCCTAACACCATCCCCAACGGCTGCACGGGCGCAATCACGGCAGCAGCGGCGGCAGTCAACATCATCAACGGGAACCCGATTGCGCCGAGCACCGTAACTTCCAGCGTGAATAGTCAGATCAACGTGATGGCTCCGCCGTACAATGCCACGGGTAACTGCACGACCGATGACTATGCTGCAATACTCGCGGCGGAGAGCGCAGCCAATGCTACCGGAACCGGAGCAGTTCTATACTTCCCGTTACCTCCGGGGGGTTGCTATCTGACGAGTACGCTGCCCTGGTACGGACTGTCGATGCAGGGGCAGCAACCGAAAGGAGTCAATCCACCAGGTCAGGGCGTTGTCATTAAAGGCCAGCCGGGGGAAGACGTCTTCCACGCTCCTGATCCGACGACGGTCACGTCTCCGGCACCGCGCCCATCGATGTCACTCCGCGACATCGTTTTTGAATTTGACGATACGGTGGATGTGTCGAGCACTATCGGAGCGCACCGCTGGCCGGGCCGGTGGGTGCAGGATGCTGGGATGAACGCTTCGAGCGCAGTTTTTACATCGCCACATTCGGTTATAAGTTGCGGTGATGTGGGGCAAGCGATTCAGGTCAACGGTGCAGGCGTGGGCGGCGCGAATCTGGTCACGACCATCGCTTCCGTCTCGCCGTGTGGCGCTAATGCGCTAGGACAAACCCCTACCATCACGCTCACCGCTGCGGCCTCGACCACCGTTGCTGCTGGTACTGGCACAGCTTACATCTCCATTGCCGGTCTATCAGCTACGCAGACTGTAGGTAACGCGGCCATCGCAATGGACTGCTACGACGGTAACACCGCTCACTACACGATGGCCGGAGTTCCAACAATCAATCAGTTTGAATTGACCAACGTAAAGTTCTACGGCCTGTCGAACGCTTCCCTGAATCACTCCGCCGGAATCTTCATTCAAGGCTGCTACGCTCCAGCCAGGCTCACAGCGAATAATTCCGACCTCTACGGTGCTTTTGGAGCGGCGTTTGTTCCAGCCCAGCTTGATTCGTATCAGTCGCAGGGTTTGCAGGACTATCCAACATGGAACGGGGGAACGTGGGAGGGTACCTATCCGTGGATCAGCTATGACGGCGGCGACGGGATTCTTTCAGGGATTCAGGTGTACGACAGTCAGTATGGTCCGCAGATTATGAACTCAGGAGTCTATACCGGGGATACTGTCACCGGCTGGACGATTAATGTACCTGAGACCGAAGGAGAAACGACTCCTAATTATGGCTGGCGCTTAGAGGGCAGTGGGTTCCATCTCACGAACGCCTACCTCGGGGGCGCGCGTGGCGGAACAGTAGGCCCAATCTGGGATGCCGTAGATTCGACCTGTGCAAATTGCGGATGGCTCGGCACCCCGCAAATCAATGGCTCACGAAACCACATTGACTTTACCGGCGAACTCCAGACACAACAGCCGATAGACAATGGCATCGGAAACCAAATCACTTATCGTGGGTTCAACCCATCTGGAGCAAGTGCAAGCCGCAGTTCGAACCTGACGCAGACCATTTTCGATCAGCCTGTCGGTTCGCGGACGGCTGACTCCTTCCGAAATGGAAACGCAGGGATGTACCCGAGCGATAGCGATCTTGTGTTCGGGCCGGTAGATTTCTTTAACTCCGGAATTACTGACGTTGCGGCGGAAATCTCAGCCGATTCCACCGCCTTCTTTGGCAAGGCGTTCGCCATTAAGAACGCCACCCCATACGTCTTCTCGTTCTACTCTATGTGGGGCGTGAATTACGCTGGCAACGGAGAAGCTGTCATTGGAACCGAAGTGCCACCTACAAAGGCGCAGGTGATCTTCGGCTTCAAGTGTGCGGCCTCGACCTCCATCACGCTCACCGCTTACCTGATCGCAAGCTATACCGTTATTGGCACAGACACCCCAACCTGCCACACGGGGTGGACTACCGATGCCATCCCGGTTGACTTCACAAGCTACTCCGGGCAGGGCTTCGGCTTCGGGGTAACGAGTTCAAGCAATGACGCGCAGATTGAGTTCGTTGCGATCAGGCCGTATCAGCATGACTACAACGGATATACGCCTGCGGCAACTGGAACCTGTACAGGCGGACAATTTGAAACCGGCGATACCATCACCGGTCCGACATGCTCCGCGCCCACAGTCAGCGCGTTCTCCGGCGGCCTCGGCACAAGCTATCAGGACGTGACGGAAACCGCCGCGCCGTCCAATCCTGCATCTGGCAACGACCGCCTCTACACCGACATCAGCACGCATCAACTCACATGCCGAACATCGTCGGGCGGAAACTGTGGCCTACCCGCCGGAGTTTCCTCAATCAACAGCACAACGGGGCCGTTTACTTTCAGCTTCTCGGCGGGCGCTGGTTCATGCACGGGCACGACCTGCACTTTTACTGGCCTTGGAACCGGCGGTGGCTCCGTAACGAACTTTATTGCTGGTACGTGGCCCGCATGGTTGACACCAAGCGTTGCGACCTCGACGACGACACCGACGCTTTCAGTCGCGGCGACAACCGGATTGACGCAAAATGAGTTTCTCGCTACTTCGAGTGGATCAAGCGGCCCGGTTGGACTGCGGACAATCGTCAACGCGGATATCCCTACTACCCTGACCGGCATCACCATAGACGGCGTTACGCCAACAACGCTGGGGTACGTCGATCCGACGAGCAGCATCCAGACGCAGTTGAACGTAAAGCAAAATGCGCTGACAAATCCCGTGACTGGGCCTGGCTCTGGAGCGACTATTGGGCACATGGCTGTGATGGGCAATACGTCCGGAACCTCAATCACAGACGGCGGTGCAATTCCCTCGGTGGGCACCTGGGGCGCGCTGAATTATCCGACGTGGGTTTCAGGAGCGCCGTTTGTGAAGATGACAGCGGCAGGAACGTTTGCGCTGGACACGAATACCTACCTCACAAGTTCTGGCGTATCCGGCATGACCAGCGGTCAGATTCCGGTGGCTGCAAGCGGGACGACAATCACCAGCAGTAAAGTGCTTGCCGGAAGTGGGTCTGGGATCACAACCGGCCCGACATCGAGCACGAATCTAGATTGCGCGAACTTCAGCGGAACGGGTGGACAGATCGCAGATTCAGGTTCTCCATGCGGAAGCGGTAGCAGTGGCCTCTCCGGTATGACGGCAGGTCAAATCCCCGTTGCTGCGACGGCCTCTACCGTGACGAGCAGCAAGGCTCTGGCGGGCAGCGGCTCCGCTATCCCGACAGGACCAGCAACTTCGACCAGCGGCGACGCGGTGGTATACACGGGAACATCCGGGCAGCAAGCGGATGCAGGATTCGCACCGGCTTCAGCTATCGGATGCACCACAGTGAGTTCTCTAAGTCCAGCCAACAATGGTTGCTATCAATTGTCCACTTCTTCCTCCGTCGCAATGCCTGCGGCCAGTGCGTTCACAATATTCACTGTGCAAACGGAAAGTGCTGCGACGGCCACATTCACGGGAGTAACGCTATCGAGTGATGCTGGCTGCTCTACCTATCTTTCGGGCTCTACGCTGGCACTTACCGGCAACCACGCCATCAGCGTGAAATCAGACGGAACAAACGTCTGGGCATCCTGCCTCTAAAGGAGCAGGACTCAGCGTTGCAATGAAGTAGGAGAAATTATGAGCCGAAACATCATAGCATTTGCAGTTGTTTTAGCGCTTGGCTTAACCGCCGCCGCTCAATCCGCTTCCACGATCACCGGCCCCGCTCCCGGTACCTCGTTGTCTTCGTCTTCGACTACCTTCACATGGAACGCAGGTCCTACAGGAACGACCGGCTATGGCCTCAACGTCGGCTCCACGGGCGTGGGATCGGCAAATCTGATCAACATCGGCCCGCTTCAGGGAACAAGCGTGATCGTAAAGTTTCCTGTGAACTACGCCACGATCTATGTGCGGCTCTGGACGGAATCGGCAGGTTGCGGCGGTACTTGTTACGTCTTCAATGACTACACCTACCTTGGAACTTTAGCTGACCCGTTAACCGGCGTGAGTTGCGCTGTGCTGTCGGCAACCACAGCTACCTGTACGGCAACATTGGCATCAGCGGCTCCGATGGGAGGAGTCACTGTATTACTCGCCAGCAGTTCGAGCGCGGTCACTGTCCCCACTTCGGTGACGGTGCCGGGGGGCTCTACCACTGCCAGCTTCCCCGCAACAATCAACCCGGTAACGATCACCGCGCAGGCAGGAGGCGTAGCCGAGACTGCCACAATCAATCTCAGTGAGGCGTATCAGGTTACTCTGAACTGGATTCCTCCAGCCACTTCTCCCGATCCCGTGGCCGGGTACGACGTGTTTAGAGCGCTGAGTGGTTCCACCACATACGCGCAAATCAACACTGCGCCCGTGACCGGGACGGCCTTCATAGACGCTACGATTGCGGACGAGGCTACCTACGATTACATTGTCGAGAGCGTGGACGCAAGCGGAGTGAAGAGCGTGCCATCGAATATGGCGGCGGTGCCTGTGCCATGAATTGTGTCATTAACACTGAGGAGAATTCACCATGAAACCAGCAGAATTGGAACGCAAATTCAAACACACTTGGAAGAAGTTCGTCGAGGAACTCAACCGTGAGGGGCTGGGATTTAACGATCCCAACAACTTCTCGTCTGCCGAGGCTCCGCAGGTGAGTTTCTACGTTACAAACGGCCAGTTTATGGCGACGGTCGCATCATTTTCCGTAAGCGATTACGGCGCGCCGATCAAGGAAGCTAAGAAGTAGGGGACCATGAAGCGCATTATCGCCATATCGATCCTGCTTTGCTGTGCAGTTCCGGCATTACCGCAAGCATGGTCCGGCCTCATCAACACAAATCGCGCGATTGATTGGTCAAGCGCTGGCGCCGGCATCATTCTTCCTCGTACTACTATCTGTCAAACGCTCGGCGTGGCGGGCCAAGCTCCCACCTACAATCAGAGTGTAACTGCGGCTCAAGTTGCTTCTGCCCTTCAGACCTGTGCCAACACGAACGAAGTTGTTTATTTGAATCCAGGCACATATACGATGGCCTCGACTCTTTTTGGCGGCGGAACCGCCGCTCCAAGCAAGGTAACGCTGCGCGGGGCCGGACCTTCTCAGACAATTTTGAAATGGTCGGCCACGAGCAACAACTGCAACGGAATCGACGCGACGGCCTTCTGCATCTACAACGGAGACAGCGGGGCAATGCAATACTCGGCCAACGTGCTCACGGTCAGTTCCGGCATGACGCAGGGATCGACTTCAGTTGTGTTGGGTGCGGCTCCTACCGGGTATTCGGGCAGCGTGTCGAATCTCCACGTAGGCTCACTCATTGCGTTCAACCAAGCGGACCTAACTACAGATAATGGAAACTGGTATCCCTGCGGAACGCATGGAGCGGTCGGGGTGTGCTCGCAGCAGGGCGTTGCAAACGCATGGAATGTTTCCGGTCAGACCCCTCGCGGTCAGATGCAGATTGTGACCGTAACCGTCATTGCTGGTTCGACCATAACCTTTACTCCAGGTCTCTACGCTCCGAATTGGTCGGGCACGCAGACGCCCTATGCGACGTTCTCCAGCACCCTTCCAGTGACCGGATTCGGCCTGGAAAATCTCCAGATCAACACGCAGAGCCTCGGCGACATTCAGGGGATGGTTGAGTTGATGTGGGTGACGAACTCTTGGGTGCAGAACGTTTCGTTTATCAACGCGGTGGCTGTGAACGCGGCGTCACGAAAGCACCTTGAGGCAACTTCCGACACGCACATCTCGGTTCTTAATTCTTACTTCTACGGCTCGCAGCCAAGTTCGGAAGGTTACGGCGTGGACCTCATGTGGGGAACGAGTGACAGTCTCGTGCAGAACAACATCTCGCAGCACGAGGCGAGCGCATGGATGAACGAGACCAGCGTTGGCAATGTCTTCGCCTACAACTACGATGTGGATAATTTCTATACCGGTGCAGGCACAGACCCTAACTGGCAGCAGTGTGATATGTACGCCAGCCACGATGACGGCGACTACTACTCGCTCTACGAGGGCAATGTCGGCATCTGCATTGGGCTGGACGACATTCACGGGTCGAGCTTCGGACAAACTCTCTTTCGCAATTACGCGAACGGACGCGATACAGCAACTCTGTGTCCGGGCGGGGGTACCGGCTGTGGTACGGGGCCGAAGACGCAGAACACCGAAGCGGTGCAGGATTTGGCCTATTCCCGGTACAACAATTTCGTGTTGAATGTGTTCGGAACTGCCAGTTACTTTGCGGCATATAAGGCGGCGGCGACCAGCACCACAAACACCTACGCAGGCGGCTTCAACGCGATTTACCAGATAGGGTGGGGAGACCAAAACTCAACTCCGTTCACAAATGCGATCGACGGGTCCAATTGTCCGGGGTCAGGCGCAACCTGCGTGTACAACGATTTGGACGTGGATAGCTCAAATCTCTATTGGGGAAATTACGACACGGTGAATGCCGCCGTCGAGACAAACTCCAGCGAAAAGGCTTCCAGCGCCTCCACCTATCCCGGCCTCAGCAGCCCCAGTACTTCGTGGTCTTCCTATTCATCGTTCTACCTTTCTGCGAAACCGTCGTGGTGGGTGTTTCCGTCTGGAACCGTCGCGCCGTGGCCGGGGATCGGGCCCGATGTCACGAGTGGAAATATTTCTGGGACCGGGGGATACGCTTATCTCAATCCAGCCGCGAACTGCTATCTGAACGTGATGGGCGGATCGACGAATGGCAGCAGCGGCCCCTTAACTTTTGACGCCAACACGTGTTACTCCGCCAGTTCGCCATCAACGCCGGGGACACCGTTTTTGATACTTGTTCCATAGGAGAATCAATGAACAGAATCTTCGCAGCACTCGCCTGTATCGCAGTTCTGGGAATCTCTGCCGGTTGCCACGGCCAGGTTCCCGTGACGCCACCCGTAGTCACGCTTCCAGTGGCCGGGAATGGAAACTATACACCTTTGAACGCAGTGGGATCGAGCACCCCGCCGACGACCGCGCTGACCTACACCGATAGCCCGAGCGGAGAAGTCGGATACGTGGTGCAGGGCTATTTGCCAGCCTCCGGGTCCACCCCGGCGCAGTACGGCTCCTGGTCGAACGTGGTTGGCCCTGTAGCGGGCGGAGCTACCGGCAAGGTGAATCTGTCATGGACGTGCACGGCGGCGGCAGGGCAGACTTGCAGCGGCGTTCTCTGGGTTGTCTCGCGGGCATCGGCGGTTACGGCGCTGGCTCCGGCTCAGCCAGTCCCGAACACGCCAACGAGCGCGGGTGTGGTCAAGCCGGCACAGACCAACATGCCTACGTTAGCGCTCAATGTGAAACTGACGGCAACGAAGCAGTAGGGAACGAATGACTCTCGACATTCACAAAGCGGCGGCTTGGGTATCGGTCCTTGGCTTCATTGGGTTGCTAATCGGCCAATGGCGCTCCTCTGTCGATGACGCACGCCATTTACAGCAGGCCGCCGATGCCCTTTACCAGCGCATCGGCAATGATGAGGGCCAGATTGCCTTCATCAAGTCGCAACTTCCCAAGGACAAACAGGACATTCTGGACGCGATCACGGAAGCGCAGGACAGAGCACAGCGGCAGCAGGATAGAGAGAACTGGGCGCATGTCGCCGACGAAAAGGCCGTCGTGCATGAAATGGTGAAAACCAAGGCACTGAAGCCGGATGCGGTAAGTGCGGATGCGCCGACGGTACGGTAAGGGCGAGCAAGAGGGAACAGAGTTGGGCTGCTGGGTTGGGAGAGGATAGATCATGGATTGGGCTGCTTGGAGTCCGACGATTGTAACCATCTTGGGGTGGGCGTTCTTTACTGGCGTCATTTGGAGCACGCTGAGGGCTCACACGTTGCGTCTTTCGGAGCACGATAAGCAGCTCGAGGATCACACGAGGGAATTGACAACTCACACGAAAGAAATTGGCGAGCAGATTGCCTTCAGAGAGGGCTATGCCGCGGCGCGCCTGATATACGAAGGGAAAGCGATTCAGTCAGCGCACGGCGACTGAGGAAAGGAAGGGTCCACATGGCACAACTGATATTGGTTACGATCACCCATTGGAAGACCACGGTGGCAGGTATTCTGTCGGCGTTCCTCGCTATCGTAGGCCCCGCTACTTCTTTCCTCACCGCCTATGATGCCCTGATCCAGCAGATGCCCAACCACTCTCATGCAGACTTCCGGGTGGCCATCTGGGGGATGGGACTGACGATGGCGGCGGCAGTTGCCCGTGGGTGGGTCGGACTTATATCTGCTGATGCACCTAACACTCCGCCGCCGGCTGCAGTCGCGGTATCTCCCGGGCCAATACCGCCAGTACAGAATTGAGGGCACGATGAACCGCATTTTCAGAACCGTCAAGGATTCATTCGACGTCCGCGATCATCTCGCGATGCGTTCGCTCGCGCCGATCCCGGCCGTAGTCAGCATGAAGTCATCGCTCGGGCCGGTGCGCGACCAGGGCAGCAGCGGGAGCTGCACAGGGCAGTCTGGCGCCGGCTGGCTGGATTGGCTCTACACGGCTTTCACGGCGGCTTTCCCGACGAAGGTTCCCGGGACCGTCGAGTTCTCGGCGCTGTTCCTCTACGCTCAGGAGCGCCTGAAGAACGGCACTTTCCCAGCCGACTCCGGCTCCGACAGTCGCACCCTATTCCAGGTGCTCAATCAGATCGGGCTCTGCCTTGACAGCGCGGATCCCTTCGTCGACACGGCAATCAGTGCGATGCCGACGGCGGCAATGGACGCAGACGCCGCGCCCTTCAAGATCGGTGCCTATCATCGCGTGCTGTTCGATGATGGCCTAGCAACCGCGAAGTCGGTTCTGGCTTCCGGATACTGCCGCACTATCGGGATTCCGGTGTACCAGGCAATCCAGTCCGATGAGGTTGCCGAGACTGGCATCCTGCCGATCCCTGGCCGGAATGAGACGCCCATCGGCGGCCACGAGTTGCTCGTCTATGGCTACGACGACACGAAGGGCTGGGAGCTGGTGCGAAATTCTTGGGGCTCTGCCTGGGGCATCGCCGGGGACCTGATGATACCCTACGGCTATTACGACGCCGTGGGCGGAAACGACACTTGCGACTCGTGGGTCGGCCACATGGGCCAGCCGTGGGTCCCAAAAACCAACTGAGAGGAAAAACGACAATGAGAAACCTCGTGATCGCATTTCTGGCCGTGATCGCACTTTGCCTCACCGCCAGCGCGCAAACAAATCCCACCCCGGCAGGATTCGTTGCCTCGTCGGACGCCCTCGCTATCAATTGCAGCGGCGGTTGGAGCGCAGGCAACCTCACAACGGAAGCCTACGATCTGCTGGATTACGGCGCCACAAAGGCGAATCGGCTCTTTGCTCAGGGTGTCGAACTGACCGCGCCTGGCTGCGGTCTTTCGGTATTCGGCGGCGGAATGATCTGGCAGCCGGATATTTCCTCGCTCCTGAGCAAGACGAATCTTGGGTCCGGAAACCTGCTGACGTTTGTCGATGCCTCGGCAGGGGAGGGAATCCCCACCACCGGCCCGAACCGGGTATCGGCGGTCATCGGCGGCGGCGTCAAGTACATCCTTACCGACAACGTGACCTGGAATACGATGCGGTGCGAGGTTGTCTTCTTCGGCAGCAACCGCTATCCCGCGTGTTCGACGGGCATCTCGGCATATTTCGGCGGTACCCCAGCGTCGCCGGCGCTCTCATCGAATGTGAAGCGATCGCTTGTGAGACGGATCGCCAATGCTACCGCGCGATTGGCGGCAAGATAGATGCAGATCAGCGCAGCGGGGCTCGCGTTCATTCAGGAAAACGAGGGATTCGAGTCGCATACCTACAACGACAACGGGAAGCAGGCTATTGGCTACGGCCACGACCTGCTTCCCGGGGAGTCGTTCCCGACCGGCATCACCGAGGAGCAAGCGGTCTCACTACTCGATCAAGACCTCGCGCTGATCGAAATCACTCTGTCGGGAATTGTCCCGCCGACCTGCACGCAGAATCAATGGGACGCCCTTTGCGACTTCGGGTACAACGACGGGGTTGGCGCTCTCAAGATGATGCTCGCGCACGGATGGGCCCAGGTGCCGACTCAAATTCTCCGCTGGGACCACGATAACAAGGACGGTGTGGAAGTGGTAGACCCTGATCTTGCCGCGCGCCGCGCCGCTGAGGTAAAGCTATTTCAGACCCCGTGATCGACCAATCGCAGATCAAGGGCGAAAAGTTCACTGGTTATGAAGGCCCCGCTAAGGGGCCTTTTGCTTGTTCAAACTGCTCCTACTTTGAGGCCGGCTCCTGCGGACAGAAAACGATGATGGAGAAAAGCAATCAGCCGCGCGCGGACGACGGAAGAGTGAAAGTGGACCCCAAGGGTTGCTGCGAGTTTATTTCGAGAGTGGGAAAGAAATCAGACCCAAACCGTCCCGGTCGGCGGATCACGGCGGGAAAGAGGGAGTCATGAAAAAAGCGATTCTAGTGTTGCTCGTTCTGGCCGCGGCGGTCCCGGCATTGGCGCAGGTCCAGCCGAAAAAGATGGGCGTTTTCGTGAGCACCAGCGGAACGATTGCCGGGCCGTGGGAGCCTCTGAGTGTCACTGGAGGCGGAACTGCGGTACCGAACCTTGTCCCTCCATACGTCGCCCTTTTCTACTCGACCGATGGGACCGGGAACCCTGGAACGTGGGCGCCGTGTAGTGCGAGCTGCTTCAATGGCTCCTCCTACACGCTTCCCACAGCCACGAGCAGTGTTTTAGGCGGCGTGAAACCAGATGGAACTTCGATTCTCAATACGGCAGGTGCGATCTCTGCGACGCCTGCCAGCATTGGCGCGGCCCCAGCGTTTACTCTGACCACGACAGGCACCAGCGGCCCGGCTACGTACGGTGGGAACGTCATAAACATTCCGCAGTATGCAGGCAGCTTCACGCCGGGCGGGGACCTTGGTGGCTCATCAACATCGCAAACAGTACTAGGTTTAACGCATGTCACCAACGCCGCGATTACAGTGCCTGTGAGTGCGCCGTCCCTCACGGCAACAGGCCGCGTAACCGGGCAACAAATTGGTGCACCTTATCAGGTCGATCAGTTTGCCGGTGCTGATCCATCCGTACAAATTAACGCTTGCGCGGCGCAACTCTATGCCGTTGGTGGTGGTACGTGCGATGCTTCCATGTTTACCGGCACATACGCAATGTCTCAACAAATTAATTGGGGTTCACACTCATATCCAAACACTCCCATGCTCCTTATCCTGCCGGAAAGCGGCACATGGAATTGGACACTGAGCAGCGGCAGTGGCATTGTCCAGTATGACCAGACTTCAATTCTTCCCAAGAGCACCGGCATAGCAGCGGGGAAGGTACAGTTTTTTGCTTACGGTAATTCAATGGCCCACGTCTACGCGACGGACCCCGCACCTGTTTCGGGCGGCAGTTATATAAGAGCGGGCGGTTTCAACGCTTTTGTGGGTAGTGGGGCAAGCGTTACGGGCGCTCCGGTTGAATTGGTGCATCTGTTCGATTCATCAGAAGTGGATTTTGTCGGTGCCAATCCGGGTTCACCTCTAGTTTGGGCTCTTGGTTCGGGGGGAACTTGCTCGACAGAACCACAAATAGCTTTCGGGCCTTTGGTGGAGTGATTCAGGCTGGCTACGTTATGGTTGCGGGAGTCGGGTGTGGAACCGGGAGTGGTGTAACTTGGACTATCAATAACGCAAACGGTGGCACGGGCTTAGCTTGGACCCCTACATGGTCCGGTGGAGCAGTTACATCAGTGGCGATAAACACGGCGGGCTCAGGTTACCCCGCAGTTAACATCCAAAATATTCATATAGAAAACGCTTGCTGCGGATCATCCTTTCAGCATCTTGCGGGCGGTAATCTCAAGCTCGGCAACACGGAATTGGTCACTGGCGTAACCACAACAGCCGGATCAAATGTTGTTACCTACACTGGAATTACAACAGACAACACTTCCCTGCTTGTCGGGGCGAGCATAACCTCAACAGATAACCTGAACCCTACAGGTCCAGCGAATGGGGTGCATGAAACCATTTACGGAACGATCACCGCAGTAACCGGAACCACCATCACGGTGAGCAACAACGCCTTTCTCTCTAAATCTAACGAAATCCTTGAAATCACCCCCGCGATTGGGACTACCGCCAATAGTCAGATCGCCGTGCGCGACTTCACCCAAAATACCTATTACACCCAACCTGGTGTGCCTAACGTAATAGTTGGCGGGAGCGGCACTGGTCAAACTTTGGATGATGCATACATGGAGCAAAACACACTCCCTGTAAGCACGATCCCTTTCATGTATATTGGGAGGTCTAACAAGGCCACTGTGATTGACGGAGCTACCTGCGAAGCTACTCAAGTCAATCTCATGAAGCCCTGCATTGAAACGGCTGAAGGCGACGCTTCTATCAACGGCGTTTCGCCAAACGGAAACGGCTTTAGCATACTGGATAAGTACTGGGGTACTTCTGTCTCGCAGATAAATTATGGTTATGGCGGCAGCGGTAATTCATACACTCCCCAAACGTACAGCCACGCAACGACCCCTTATACGGCGGTTTCCTTTGTTCCCAGTACAGTTGGATGGTACCGCGTTGTTGATTCTACGTTGCCGAATCAAAATCAACCTATGGTGGCAGGAACGATGGAGATAAGCCAGCCACTTGTAGGCGGAGATTCCCTGTGGGAGTTTAGCGCGTCAAGGTATGGGCCATTTTCGCTATCTGTAAGCCGAGCGAATTACAACACAAACTCATCGACATGGGGGTCTGTGACGCAAGTCGAAGTGTCCGGTGCCGGCAGCGGCGGCGGCTATGTTGACTTATATGTTTCTTCAACTTCAACTTCGCCTGTAACAGTGACGTTTTCAAGCGCCTTCTCTTTGATAGGGAATTCAATCATTGCATCACCAGTGGTGGGCGCAACTCCCTCAGGCGGTGGGGCCGTAATCGACTTAACTACTTTATCTGGAACTACGCCAGCGGCTATGACCGGAAGTTTGCAGGTAGGCGGCAACTTGAGCACCAGCGGCAACTTGAGCAGCGGTAACAGCGTATTCGGCAATCTAAATACTTGGTCACAAGCAGGGGGTGCGACAACGGATGGTGTCTCGCTACTAAGCGTCGGCACGACCGGGGCCGTTTTTTACCAGAATTTTGGTGTGACCGCTGGAACTACCTACACATTTAGTTTTATGGCAAAATCAGGCACGCTCAACACGCCCGCGTTCTCTGTATACGACCTCACGCACAGCGTAAACGTTGTTAGTGCCACATCTTATGCGGGGAGCATCAATAGCTCCACCTTTAGCCCAATCAGCGTGACGTTCACAGCACCGGCAGGTACAACGAGCATGAGGGTTTATTTGCTTGCTGGCTCTGGAACGACGGGTACCGTGTATGTGACTAACCCAAGCGTGACTATTACGCCGTCTGTTGGACCAAGCACAGCAACGTGCGCGGCTGGAACAAACGTAACCTCATGCACGGCGGCGAGTGGATATCCTGCACCAACGAATACTCGCGGCGACTTCACCATCGTGGGTGGCACGGCCACGACTGGAACAATTGCCACGATTAGTTTTTCCACGACTCTTGCCGCCGCGCCATCCTGCGAAGTCACTCAAAATGGAGGCACGGCATTGTTCGATGTTGGGTGGGGCGCGCCAAGTACGTCTAGTCTCACAGTCACCTCAGGGCTTAGCGTTGCAGCAAGTACATTGACCGTCCATTACAACTGTCAGCCGTGATTTAGTAACGCCCTGCGGGGCGGGGATGAGGGATAATGGCAAAACTCAATGCAGCGATGCGGCGCTCTCTGAATCCAAGCCAGTTTGCGCTTCCAGGCAAGAAGGCTTTCCCTATCCCCGACGAGAGCCACGGGCGCGCCGCTCTCTCAATGGCGCACAATGCCTCCCCGTCCGAGCAGGAGACGATCAAGAGCAAAGTCGCCTCCAAATTTCCCGACATCAAGCAGTCCGGACGACCCGGAAAACGAATGATGAGAAAAGGTGACAAATGAGCCAGCCAGGTTTCGCAGGAAACTCCTATATCGTCGACATCAACGGAGACGCTGGCGCGTTCGTGGCCATCGTAGCCCGCAGCACCGTCCGCCGTCTGGTGATTGAGGAAAGTTCGATCACCTCTGGGGGTGCCGCTAACGCGCTCCAAGGCGTTCTGGACTACCAGATCCCGAACGACGGCACCGCCAATGGATTCACAACCATCTTTCGCGCCCAACAGGAGCCGATCAAGCTACCCGACGGCGCCGACACTCCCTCGCGCATGTACCAGGGGGAGATCATCGGCCAGCTCGGGCAACCGATCGTCGGCAACAATCCTCCGGGGCTGACCACCGCGACGACCATGGTCAAGGTGCGGTCGGGGTCGGCGACAGCGACGAGCGTCAAGATCACCGAATACAACTGATGAAACTGCCATTCGTAAGTAGAGAGCGATTCGACGAGAAGGCCGCCGAAGTCGAGCGGGAGCGCGCGCGCGCGGACAAGATTCAAGAGGATCTCGACGCGCTGCGCACCAAGTTCCTCGACTACATCGACCGGCACCGCGTCGCTCCGCTAACAATCGGGGAAGATACGGACCTTGGGAGTATTCAGCCGATCGCCGGCCGTCCGACGATTGCCAACGTAATCAGCGACGCGAATTCGGCTGCTTACAGAGCCGCGCAGAACGGCAAGAGCATCACCAGAGAGATAGAAGAGGCCTCAGCAAAAATCTTGAGCAAAGGAAAGGTGGCCAATGGCCGCTAGTCCTGTTGTGCCGACGCCAGGAATGACCGGAGCCCCGCAGCCAGTGTCCCATGACGCACCGGACGCCGAGCGCACGCCTCAAAATCCTCTAAGGGGCGACCTTGAGACGCAGGTTCTGAAGTCCGGCCTCACGCACTCGGAGCAGGATCAGGTAGTCGGAGAAATTATCAAGCCGATCCGGACGCAGTGGAATACTGACCGGATCATGCGCATGCCCAACTGGCTGAAAAACACCGAGTACGACAAGGGCAAGCAGATTCTCGGCTGGGATCCAATCTCGCGGACCTACTTTGACGCGGTGGCATGGTACAGGCAGAACAACCAGCAATCCGATTACAGCTATCTCGAAAAGTACGTCAATAACATCACCCAGACCTGCCGGCGCAACTTCACTGCCGCCGTCGCGCGCGCGGTCCCACCCGTTGTAGTCCGTCCGGAGAACGCTGAAAATCTGGCAGACCAGACCACGGCGAAGGCTGCGCAGGAAGCGGTAACCATCATCGAGGAGAGCAACAAGATCAAGGGACTGCTCGGCCTCGAGGCGCAATACCTGTTTCTCTACGGGGTGTACTTCAAATGGACGCGCTTTGTGATCGACGGCTCATGGGTTGGTTACAAAGACGAGCCGGTATATGGCGACGTCAACGTGCAGCTCTCCGATGATCACTTCCACTGTACGAACTGCGGTGCGGACTCGCCGGAGGGCCAGATTGCCCAGTCTGGTTCGATGAGTTGTTCCGGATGCGGCAACCAACTCAACCCCCAGGACTTCCAGGAAGGCGAATCAACCACTGTCATCGGTAAGGTTGGAACGAATAAAAAGCCCAACGGCCTTCCGAAATGGAGTGTGTTCTCTCCGCTCCAGGTCGACACCGACCCAACCAAGGAATACATCGAGGATGTGCCACTTCTCGCTCTCGAGTGGGAGGTTGATGTTTCGGAGGTTCGCGCCACCTTCCCCGAGATGGCAACAGAAATCACCGAGGGGGTAGAAAGCTCCACAAACGACGATGCCAGCTACGAGCGCCTGGTGCGCACGATGGTCTTTTCGTCGTCCTTCTCGGTCACGGCTGACATCTTCGCCTCGCGCGGAACCTACTCGTTGATTTGGGTCCAGCCCAACTCCTACTACCGGCTTTCTGGCAGCGATGCTCTCCTTCAAAAACTCTGCAAACTGTTCCCTTACGGAATGAAGGTGACGATGTACGGGCCGTTGGTGCTCCAGGTTGAGCCGGCCGTGCTCCCAAAGGAGTGGTCAGTCTGCAAGCTGCACAGAGGCTACGGACTCTACCCGCCCAGCGTTGCCGATAACGTGGTGCCGTTCAATGAGCGGTTCAACGCAATCAACAACATTCTCGATGACTATATGGAACGGTGCTCTACCGGCATCACGCTGGTCGATCCGCGGCGCATAGACATCCGGGAGATGAGCGGGAAACCGCTTACCGGCGCCGTCTTGAACCCGACGCCATCCGTGGGCGAGGGAGTGACGCAGCCTCTCGGAAACGCGATTTATCACTTCGACTTCAAGATGGACCCGGAGCTCCAGGCCTACCTCGACAGGCTCTGGAATTACTGCCAGATCATCTCCGGCATCCCTCCGCAGGTCTCGGGGACGGGAACAACCCCAGGTGTCGAAACCGGCAAGGGTCAGAAGCAAATGCTCGATCAGGCGATGGGTCCCCTGGGTGACATTTACGACGCGATGAAGGAGGAACACGCCGCGGCCGGCCAGAACGCGATCGAGTGCCTGCAGCAAAACATGAAGTACACCGGCTCCCTGTGGCGCGTCATCCAGGAGAACGGCTCGGAGTTCCGAAACAACTACGTGCACCTGGACGAGATGCAGGGTCGCGTCCGCGTCAAGGCCTCCACCGACGAGGGACTCCCGATGAGCCCAGAGCAAAAGCGCCAGTGGTGCCAAACGATCATGGAGATGGCAGAGAAAGAGAACCCGGCCGCTCTGGCATGGCTGGACGAGACAGCCAATCAGCAATTGCTCAACGATTATTGGGGTCTGCCGGGATCTGTGGCGCCGGGCGCCGCGCAGCGTTCGAAGACCCTCCAGGACATCCGGCGGCTGTTGCAGACTCCGCCGCGGCCGAAGATTGACAAGACGACTGGCCAGCAGGCAATCGACCCCACAGACGGTTCGCTCATGTACTCGCCCTCTATCGCGCCGAACAAGTGGGTCGAGGATTACACCATTCTTTTGCCCACCATTGATCAGTTCTGCGCAGCAAACTCCGACGTGAAAGACCAGAATCCTCTTGGATGGGCCAACGTCATCGCGTACAAGCGGCTGGCGCTCGATTACCAGTCACAGGTTGAGGGCTATAAAAACAAGCTCAAAATGCAGGCGCAAAAGGAGGGGCAACCACCGCCTCCGACGCCAAATCCAGCGATTCAGGCGATGGAGGCCAGGTTGATGGGCCAAGTCGCCGATGCAGCCGATGCGTTGCATGAAGCTGGACAGACTCCAATCACAGCAAAGACGACACCCGCTCCGGTTCAGGCCAACAAGGAGCTTGTGGACACAGCCGTGAAAGTAATGACAGGTTGAAAAGGAGAAAACACATGCAAAGGCAATTCAACGACCTCGTGATCCTCTCGAAGGGTGGCGTGCTTGTGCCCGCTATCGTGATCAAGTCCCAACTCCAGGCAGACGGACGCGAGTTCCTCTCCCTGCTCTACGCGGATCCGTTCACGGGTCCAGGTCTCGTGCTGGCCGGCTCTACGCGCAAGGTTGGAAGCGTCGAGCTCACTGTCCAGCCCCTTTCTAAGGGCGCGGCCTATGGCTGGCTCGACTACGACGGGGTTTCGGACGAGGATCTGCGCGCCCACTCGGATGCGGTGATCGCGGGCAACAAGCCCCCGATCGTCGAAATCGACGAGGCGGACATGCCCGGCGTACACGGTTTGCCCTCTCAGGAGAACGAGAGCAACGTGGACCGGAAATCCCGGCTTGCCAATGTTGCCCATCAGCATCCGGAGCTCGTGGCGAGAGAAGTCGCGGACGGCTCTGGCACTGGCCGGTATGGCGACGGCGCGGAACACTGGACCGAGACGGGCGACGGAAGGGACTATCCCGGTTCGTACGGCGTCGGCCCCACTGGCTCGGATGGGCAACCGCTCAAGCGGTTTGTGCCGTTGCCGGAAGGCACGCCGGCGAGGGAGGAAGCGAACATTCAGGAGCCGGTGGTCGAGACCAGGACGTACCCGGACGGGACGAGAGCCACTGGCGTTGCCCCTCTTCCGGATCAGTCGCCCATGCAGCAGAACGCCGCGGACGGACGCCTTCAACCCCATGGCGTAGACGAGACGTACTCTGCGCCGGATACGGTCGCACTGACGAGCGAGCAACACGACGCCCAGCAATAGCCGACAATCACGCTGAATTCTTGACCGCCTCGGGAAATCTTTCCGGGGCGGTTAAATTTTAACCACCAATGTCGCCCAACCTGACGGGGCATGTCCTCGCAGATAAGGAGCCGTACCCAAATGGCAACAACGCCAGTAGCACCGCCTCCCGTAGCCGCCCCAGCCGCCGCCGCACCCGTAGCGGCCCCGGCCCCGGTATCGACCCCTCAAGCCCCCCCAGCGGCCCCGCCGGCCGCTCCCGCGGCCGGCGCTCCCCCTGCGCCTCCTGCAACGCAGCCAGCCGCACCACAAGGACCACAGCCTCCGCCAAAGCTGAATCCCAGCGACTTCCGGGATGCGGTCGACTCCTACCAGGCAGAAATCAACTACCGGCAGCAGCTCGCCGAGTTCAAAACCGCCAACCCAGACGTCCAGATCGACGACGATTCGCCGTGGATCAAGGACCAGCCGGCAGCCGCCCCTGGCGAAGAAGCAGCGCCGGCGGCAGAAGCCGCTCCCGAGGCAGCCCCAGAGGCTGCACCAGCCGAAGGCGAAGCCAAGCCAGCAGCCGAGGACGCCGAGCCGTTCTCGATGGCCGACGACGCGCCGATCACCCCGCAGATGGTCAACGACCTTCTCAAGGGCGACGAAGCCCTCAAAGCCGCTATTGAAGCGAACCCGGCCGCGAAGGGCGCGATTATGAGGCTGGCCAGGGAACATGCGGAGTTGTCACAATTCCGCGGCATTTTCTCCTCGGCCGCCGCGGCGACGTTTGCGCGCGACAAGGCGAACCGGATGGTGATGCTCTCCGCCCAAGTCCAGGCCGGAGCCGAGAGCCCGGAGAAGATGGGCGCGGCCTTTGACAACTTTGCCCAGGAATTCGCGGTTATTGGAGCCGACGGCAAGCAGGTGGTAGATGAGCATGGATCTCCGGTGTTCGCCGATGACTTCTATGCCTTCAACGAGCACATCGTCGATCGCTACATCAATGGGACGCTTCCCGACGTCGAGGCGCGTATCGCGGCAAACCAGTACCCGGACGATGCGGCGCGCGAACGCGACCAGGACCTCAAATTGGCGCTGGACATCATCAAGGGCGACATTCACCCGCAGAGCGGCCCGAAAGCCGATCCCGATCTATCACATCTGGACGAAAAGACCAGAGGAGAAGTGCAGGCCCGGCTGGACGAGGCCAAACGTATCGAAGCCGCAAACGCCGAGAAAGAGCAAGGGGCTGGAAAGCGGAACCGGGAGCAGGTGCGCACCGAGGGTACAAAGAAATTCTATGCCGACGCCGGCAAGCGCACATTCGACCAGGTAAAGCAGATTATCGAGAAACTGCGCGCGGCGGGCGCGACCATCCCGCAGTGGCAGTTAGATGCCAAGGTGCCAGGCCAGAACTACAGCGCCTTCGACAATGAAGTCGGCAACGCGATCGAGGCATACATCAAAGCCGACCCGTTCCTTGCAAATCAGCAACTCGAGCTCGAATATGCCTACCTATCCAATCCGACGCCTGAAAACCATCAGGCCAGAATCACGGCCTTCGATGGAATCCTCCAGACCAAGGACCACACCGGGAAGAGTCTTTTGAACCGCACCGTTACCAAGCTGGTTCGCCAGTTTGGGACGCAGGTTCAGGACGGCGCGAAGGCAGCCACGGCCCCGGAAGCCCCGACGGCAAGCAGGGAACCCGCGCAGGGCGGTCCTGTTCGCCCGAAGGCCATGACACCCGACGATGCCTACCGGCTGGCTGAACAACAGCTTGCAAAAGAAGTCGATGGGTGGCAGAATATGGGGCAAGCTGAGAGGTTGTCTTACACTCTCGGCCGCCAGCGGCAACTACTGGCGGCTAAACGCTGAGAGATAACCCACTGAAAAAGCAGTAACCAGTGGCAACCGGGGACATGGGCGAGTCCAGCCCCGGACAGTTTAGAACGACAAGCATCGAGCGAAAGCCAGCGCCCACCAAAGTGAGTACCTGAATTCGGCAGAGTAGTTCCCCGGTGCAGCCGATGGGGCGGGAAAAGCGGAGGCAGAGGTAAGGCGAGACGCTCACCGCCGAAGAAACCGCTCCTGTCAACGAGGCGAGAGCGAACCCCCACTCCTAACCAAATAATGCCGCGATCGATCCGCTTTCAGGGATCTCGCGAGGGAGTGTATTCGCATGCCCGCACCCAATTTCACCACGGCGCAAGCCGATTCCGTCATCATGCTCCAGACCTACACGCCGCCCAAGGAAGTAATTGAGAACATGGAGTCCGAGTTGGACCGCCGGTTCTCCGTCATGGGCCCGCAGACCATCACCAGCCTTCAAGAGTTCCGCGTCATGCTGCAGTACGAGTACGGAGGCAGCTTCGGCGCCGGCTCGACCGACGGCGGCAACTACCCGACAGGCACCGGCGGAGCCTACAACGAGGGGATTATGACCCCCGTTGAGATTCTGTTGGCCATCACCGCGACCGACCTCCAGAAGCGCATCGGATCGAGCGGCAAGCAGGTGATCGCCGTCAACCCCGTCGACAAGCTCGTGGCCGACGCTCACACAAAGATGCCCAAGAAGCGCAACCAGTCGCTCCAGGGCTTCAACACCGGCCAGATTGCGACCGTGGCCGCGTCCTATGCCGGCGGCGGTGCCAACCCCGTCTCCCTGGCCACCACGCCTTACGGTTCCCGCCTGATCGACATCCAGGACACCGTTCAGTTCATGTCGGGCGACGGAAACTACACGCTCCGCGGCTCCGCAGTCGTGATCGACGCCCCGAAGAACGGCATCGGAACCGGCAACCAAATCACCGTCGACAACGTGCCCGCCGGCGTTGTGGCTGGCGATTACGTGATGGTGAACAACGTCGCGGCCGGCTCTCCGTTGTTTTTCAACGGCATCCAGTACATCGTCAGCCCGAACACGGCTGGCGAGTATCTGGGCATGGACCGCTCACTCTCTTACGTCCAGAGCCCGGCCTACAATGCCAACTCGCTGCTCACCCTGGGGATCGTCGAGACCTTCCTCGCGCGCGTGCAGCAGACGATGGGCACCACCACATTCGAGCGCGACCGCCCGAAGAACTTCTGGTACGGCCACACCGCGCAGCGGTCGAGCTGGCGCCAGTTGGGCTTTGCGATCGAGATGATGATGCTGCCGGACGGCAAGAATCCCGGTTTCGACGGGTCTCCCAAGCTCGCCAACAAGGAGACCATCGCCGGAGTCGAGTGGCTCATCGACACCGTGGCTGCGATCGACAAGCTCTATTTCATGGACCGCAGCTCAATGATCCGGTGCCGCTTCAATGACGCTCCACAATTTGTGCCAGGTCAAATTGATGGGATCTGGTTCCAGCGCCCCAGCGGCAGCAACACATCCAGCTACAAGGATGCGTGGCTGTACGACGCGGTCAACTATGCGAGCCGGAACAATTGGACTAGCGGAGTTATCTATGGACTCAGCATTCAGAGTTCGTTCAGCAACTAACCGATGAACAACCCATTGCTTGACACCCCGGCGGAAGTGACTGAAAAGTTGCTCCGCTGGGGTGGAAAAAACGAGTACGGGAATCCGTGCTGGCGCATCATTTTGGCCGAGAACCATCTTGTTCAGCGCGCCGGAGTGTGGACCGAGTACGCCGAGGGAACGGATACCGTCCAGTTTGAGTCGCGGGAGCACGACGTCGCTTACAAAACCCGCGAGATTGCTCCGGACGCGGTTCGCGTCGGCATGTTCTGGGTCCCCCTCTACCCCTGCCGCGGCTGGATCCTCGAGCGTTGGTTTCCTCCGTCGGCTTTCGGAAGCAAGATCCAGTGGGAATCCGCCCTCTCGCAGGACAACGAGACGCCCATGATGGGACCTTTCCCGGAGGAGGGAGGCTACTTCCTTCTTTCAGGCGGTGGACCGTGGGAGGAGATTCCACCGCTCGAGTGCGTGCGCGCAGCGATGGCCGAGTGGGAGAACAAGGAACATTCGCACGGAGAAATCGACGAGGAGGCGGTAGCGCGCGCCATGCAGAGAGACACACTCGAGGCGGAGGAGCGGGAACAGGAGCAGTACGATGCGTTCCTCAAAGAAGTGACGTACATGCGCCTCTCGCACCTTGGCTTTCTTAAAGGGAATCCGGCACTCAGCGGGTTCCGCAACCGGCTCTCGGCCGATTCTGGCCTTATGAGTCATATCTAACCTCGCGGGGCATGTCCTCGGAGAAAAGGAGCGTTTAACCATGACAACCGTCGATCGTCCAGCACCGCTTCCAGCGGACACAACCATTCCTCTTGCCGGCGGAACAGCCGTCCAATTGCAAAACCTCGGCCAATCGGCCATGGCGCGCGTTCTGCTCCGCGAGGAAAAGCTCACTGAGCTCGAGATTCGCGGCGACATCAACCCCGCAACGATTTTGAACCGCTCCCCGTTCCCGCTCAAGGTTGAGACGGGGATTTGGGATTACGTTGTGCCGCCGCGGCCGTTCGATAAGCCGTTCAGCTACTACACCGTCAGAACCTGCCGGTGCGTGTTCCCCTACCGCGGCAACCAGGAGATGAGCGACAAGAGCCTCCAGCAGCGTTTTGACTGCAAGGTGCTCCTGCCGGTCCATCAGGTGATGGAGTTCAAGCAGACTTACGTGGGCCAGAGCGACGAGGACCGGTTGCTCAAACAGGGCGGCGTGGTGGTTTTCGAGGGAACGCTCGAGGGCGTCACGGGCAGCTCGACGGTCAAGGTTCCGACATTCGTTTACCGCAAAGGCAAGCGGTATCTCAAATTCGTCGATGGCTTGCTCAAGGATCTGATCGCGGAGGCTGACGAGCAGATGTTCAACCATTACGGGCTGGTCCTAGAGGAGGTCTCGCACGATTGGGACGACCCGGCAAAGCGCAAGAATATCCAGCGCCCGCACCACATCATCGCCGACTTCATGTTGAACATGAAGAAGATCGAGGCGGCGCCACCGTGGCGCAACTCACCGATTCATGCCAAGGATTCGTGCAAACGCTGCGGAGCGCAGTACGTTTCGAAGACTGGCGTTTGCAAGTGCGGTTACGTTCAGGAACCCCTCGTCGCCTACATGGCCAGCGAAATTGAAATCGACCATGTGAGGATGAAGACGCTATCGAAAGACGAGTGGGAGAAGGTTCACAAGGAACAGGCCCGGAGGAATGAGGCCATGGGCGTTCAGCCGCCCGAGGTTAAGCCCAACTAATGCAGACTCGTAAAGACGTGTTCAGCCAGGTCGGCGGTCTCGTTGGAGTAGTTTACGGGGACGACGACTGGCTGAACGACGAGTATCTGAGCCCGAAATGTCAGACCGCCTACGAGCAGGCGATCATGTACCTTGAGGGCTCATGCTCTCCCTACATCGAGCGTGTCGTTGAGATTCCATCTGTCCCGGTGGGGGTCGATCCGAATAACTTGGTGCCGTTTGCCAGCGGGCCAAATGTCTACCCTCTCTCGAGTCTAATGGAACCTCGATTGATCGACTTCAAGCCGGCCAACTCGCCGCAGAATCAGTACAAGCCGGTGAAGGAGTGCCAAGTTTTACCGGATACTCCGGGACAAGTTACGCAGGGCCTCTTCGATATTCGCGTGCGCGGCGACTTCCGCCCAGCACCGCTCACCACCAATGACAGCGTTGTGGAACTTCACCCGCTCGCAGCGCATGCACTGGCCTACTCGATCGCAGCACTGATCGGAATGGAGCGCCCCAACCAGGCGTGGGTTGACAATTACGGCAAACAGGCGCAGGCCGCGTGGGACGAGATCGCGCGGAAGTTGATCCAGCAGCAACAGCACCTTACCTTCCGGCTGGGATCTCCCAACCGAGGCGGCAATAGGCAGGGGATGGGTTGGAATTACAACCTACAAGGAAACATGGGCTGGGAGTGGCGATCGTTCGGCCTCTACGTCAAACTGATCTAAAAATTTCAACGAGGAGAATCGCACATGGCGAACCAAGTAACAGCGGTGTACCAGAAAAACGGCGTCAACTTCAAAACGACCTGCTATAACGTCCCTCTCAGCGGAAACTACGCCGCGCCGGAGAGCGTCGACCTGCGCGCTAACAACGCGCTCAACCCGAGCGCGCAGCCGGTCACGGGGCCAAACGGCGCCCCGCCGATCCCGCCTCGCGTCACGGCGTTGCAGGCCGGCGGCGGTGGCAACGGCTACGTCGCGCAGTTGAAGGCAACAGCCACGGCTGGCGTCTACAACATGACGCTCTACCAAGGCAACGCCGCGTTCAACGGCGCCTACACTGCCGGCGATTTCGTGACCATCGAAGTTGACCATCAGTTGCAGGGACTATAGGGAGTAAGCCATCGCTAATTATGGTGAAGCGACTAAGGTTGAATTTAGTCGATGGCTTGGTCTGGTAGATGAGGATGACCCGACAAACCTGCCGATGGGCTGCGCGGCTCTCGCACAGAATTGCCGATTCAACCTCACCGAAGTAGAGACTCGTTTCGGAATTCAGACCGCCATTCAAGGAAATAACAAAAGTCCAATCACGGGTCTCATGGGGTGTGCCTACACCCCAGAATCCGCGACTGAGGCCTATTTTCAGGCCATATTGCTCTACGACTATCAGGGCTCGCTCCAGATAGAGAATCCGGCGGGAACGGGGCGCACAACGCCCATCGTCGGCCCCCTTGTCAGGCTTCCCGCCAACTCCCACATGATCGGAACCCAGGCCTACAACCGGGCCTGGCTCTCCTATTCAGACCTCCTCACGCCCACCGCTTTTCCCTCCGCTTACGACCTCAAAACCAAACAGCTTTTGCCTTATGGGATGAAGCCTGTAGGTTTCGGATGGTACGCCGGCGCGCAGGTCCTCGTCGGCGAGTGCTGCACTTCCTCACGGCTCCAGAGTGGTGTCACCGTCGCGGTAGGAAACGGCCATCTCTACATCTGCATCCAGGCCGGAACGTGCGGGAACGTCCAGCCGGTGTGGCCGCTGAATGAGGGCGGGACCGTCGCCGACGGCACGGCAATCTGGAAAGAGCAGACCCCGGTTCTGGCCAACGCGCTGCCCATGCCAGCGTCTCCGGAGCTCGCGGTTGCGGCGGGCGGGACCTGGACGAACGCAAGCGACGTTTACATCGTCATCACCTTCCTCAATTCAATCGGCGAGTCCCTTCCATCGATCCCCGTTTTTCTGAATCCCATCGGCGGGGGGGACGGTGAACGTCCAGTTGCCGACCCTTCTGTCCCTGGCCGGGTGGATCCAAGGACTTCCAGCGCAGTACGTCCCCACCGGGATCAACGTCTATGTGGCGTCCGTGGCCCACGGCGCCGGCGCGCCGCAGCTTTCGGCCTACCAGGCAGCCAATGCCGCCCCCGTGGCTCTCGGGACGCTCTACAGCGTGACAGCGGCTGGAGCTTACCAGGCTCCTCCAACCTCAAACACCGCGCGCATCACCGGTGGTCAACTCCCGACGCCCGACGTCGAGCCGATTCTTGCAAGGTCCGCCGGAACCGGAGCGTTCCCGGCCGGGCGCGACGTCTACGTTCTCCAGACGTACACAAATGCGCTCGGAGAAACCCTCCCAGGTCCGGCCAACTCAATCGTAGACACGCAACTCAATGATGCCGTTGTCGTGACCGTGGCCTTCCCCATGGGCTATGCAGTAACTGGCGTCAACCTCTACGAGTGCGACGTCCCAACAGGGACGGTATTCGACGGCAGTGACTTCCCGCAGTTTGGCGACTTCGCGCTCGTGGGCAGCTTCGCCAACGGCGCAACAGCCAATATCACAGCCTCTGCCGCTGGCGGAGCACCGCCAACACACAACACGACCGGGATCGCCGGCAACGTCCCACAGGACACAGCGACCGGTGGCGCGAACGGGACGCAGGGCTATCGGTGGGGAATCCTCGCCTTCGAAGATGAGTTCGACAGCATCTCCGGCATGACCCAGGCCGCGGCGTTTTCCTGCATCGTTGACCAGAACGGGTGGGAGCTTTCCGCTTTCAACCTACCGACCGGACCCTCCTACATCACAAACGTGATTCTCGGCTTGAGCGTGGCGGACGGCCTGAGCGCCGGGCCATACTTCTACCTGCCTGAATCGGTCGTTTCGGACGGAATCTCGATGACGGCGACGATCTTCCCGAATGGGACCTCGACCGCGACCGTCAACTTTACCGACGACTTCCTGGCCAATGCCGAGAACGACATCACCGACCGCCTGCGGGTGATTCAGCCCCAGCAATGCGTCGACATCTATTACTCGCCCTCGGTCGATCGCATCTTCCAAAGCGGAGTCCCGGGATTTTACTCAGGCCATTGGGTTTCGCTTGCGGCGGATCCAGAGAGCTACTACGGTGATGTGGGATTGATTACGGTTGGAACCGATGACGGGCAGCGCGCGTGGTGCGTGCGCGAGTTCCAGGGGGTTCTATACTCCCTCAAAGAGCGGGCCGGGTTTGAGCTTCAACCGTCGACTTCTGACCCCTCAACATGGACCGTTACCCAGCGGTGGGTGAAAGTCGGGCCGTGCGGGCCGCGCGCGGTCGACGTCTGCGGCGGGTTCATGATCTTCGTGCACAGCGCGGGGATCTACAAGTACGAAGAGACCAGGCCGGAACTTGTCTCGAAGGAACTCCCGCGCTGGTGGAACACGATCAACTGGACCGCTGCTCAAACCATCTGGTGCGCGATCGACGAGTACCACCATGAGGTCCGCATGGGCTTCCCGGTCGGAAACAGCGTGGTCCCGAACAGGGTCCTGACGTTGAATTACGAGGAGGGCTGGAACAATCCGCTCCTGTTCTCGCGTTACTCCGGCAAGGAAATCACGATCGAGCAGTGCCGCAAGTATTCGGTGGACAACATTCAAGGCTTCCTCGGCGCGCGCGTCTACCGCAACGTCCCTGGCCAGCCAGTTCCGAATGAGGGCCCGGTCGACACCAACGAGCAGAGCGCCAGCCAGTTGATTTCTCAATTTCTCATCGCCTCTTCCGGACCAGACGGTACGGTTCAGGCTGTGACCCCAGGCGTCTACAACGACAATGGCGCTGGCATCGATTGCCAGTACGAGAGCGTGGCCGCGCAGCAGATGATGACCCTTTGCAAGTTGCAGGGCCTGAACATGAACGTGCGCGGGAACGGGGCTCTGAATGTCTCCTTCATCGCCGGCGCGCGGCGGATCACGGATTGGGGCGGCCAGGCTCCCGCGCCGCAGTGGCTGGTCAAACTCAAGCCGATCCAGTTGGAATTGAACCCGACCAAGGGAATCAGCCGCAACACGCCCAGCCGGCTCAACGAGCGGTGGCGCGTCCGCTACGACAATGGAGCCGTGGCCGATGCGTGGTTCTCGATGAAATATAGCTGCGTCTTCATCAGCCCCATGTTCCAGGGGCGTCTCGCCCAGGAGACCCCCGACTAATGGCGATCAGCCTGGCTCAGATCAACTCGATTAAGGACTTCACGCTGCGCACCGTTCTTTTGGGCATGCTGGACCAGCATCTCGCCGTCGGGGAGGCTCTGGGCATCAACGTCCTCGCGCCGACCAACTCCCCCCAGAAGCCGGCCAGCGCGCCTCCTCCGCCTGCGACGCTCTCGGTCGCCGGAGCAAACGGTAGCTTCAATTACGCGATCACGAACCCCGCGCAGTCGATCAACAAGACCATCTACCACGAACTCAGCCGGTCGTCACAGTCGAGCTTCGTGGGGGGATCTGGCGTGACCACACTCCCCGTGACAACCGACACCAAGGGATCGGTGCCGGCGCCTGGCGTGACGGAGTTTTGGAGAATCCGGTCGAGTTACGACCAGAACAATTGGAACTCCTATCAGGTGCTCCCGGGGCCCATCTCGGCTGGACTCCAGTCGTCGGCCGCGTCAGAGGCTGCTACAGTTCTCAACCAAACAAACTACGCGAATGTCGATTCGGTGTCGAATGTGGCAAACACATCGGCCAATGTGAGGATCTACGGCAAAGCAGGATTAAACACGCAATTCCCGTCGGTGAAGGGACCCGCAGAGACCATTCTTCCCTCGGCCACACTCATCAACGTGCCCTTCGCCACCGAGCAGGTTATCGGATTCGACGCGAAAGACTACGTGGCCCGTGGAACCTTGCCCGAGGTTCTGGCGGACGGGATAACGCCGATCGGAGCTGTGAGCGTCATCGGGAGTGGCGCAATCGTGTTGCCGGTGGTCACCGTCACCATCGGAGCCCTCGGTGAAGTGACCTCGTGGAATGTGGTCTCTCAGGGCAATGCTTTGAGCGATCCGGTAAATCTGTCGATCGCATCGGCGGGCAGTGGAGCTATTCCCGGGCCCCAAACAATTGTTGCCGGACAACTCGTTTCGATTGCGAACGGAACAGGCGGCAGTGGGTATCCGATTTTGAGCACCCAGCCGGTGACCGTAACTGGTGGGATATTTGCAGGGGCTACAGGAGGGGGCAGGAACATCGGCGGCAACGGGGGAAGGCTGGTGGTCAATGACGGAACAACGGGGTGATCTATGACGTGGGCAGTTAGGGGCGGTCCAGAACACAACTTTATCGATGGGCGGACGCATGTGCACCAGGTCCACCTATTCAACCAGGTCACCGGCGGCGAGCATAATTTGAGCCTCCTCTTAGGCTGCCCAGCCTGCCGGGACTGCGGCAGGCCGTTCGCGCAGTCCGACCTCGGAACGCTTGACCCAGCGGCTGAGATAAACGCCGCGCTTGAGGCGTTGGAAGCAAACCACGACGCAATTATGAAGTACGCCGGAAAGCATCAGGTCCACATTCGTCTGGGACCGCTGGCGCACTCAGCTCCGGCCGGGCATCTTGTAACACCGGCTATTGGGGAACGGTTCTTGCGTGTGCCGAGGGCAAAGTGAGAAAGATTATTCTTCGCCAGGCCCGACTGACCGACATGAGTTTTATCAGGCGGTTCCATCTCGAACAGAACGAGCGTGACGGCACGAGTTACCCGCTGCCGCCTTTTTTCGATAAGAATGGGTGCAGCACCCAACAGGTCCCCGTAGCCCTAGTGGGCGTCGAGGAAGGCTCGGACGAGCCAGTGCAGGGAATATGGGTCGAGCGAAGGGCGGAATTGATGTTCGCCGGCTGCAATCCGAAAGCGACTGCCTTCGCGCGCAGGGACATTGACGGGCTCGCTGCCGTGATGACGTGGCTTGGGTACTCGGGAATTCATTGCGACGTGCCTCTGGGGGCGCTCGATCACATCGTCACCCCGCTCAATGCGGCAGGATTTGAACAGAACGATCACCGTCTCGCGCATTTCTTCAAGGATTTGAGGGAGAAACAGACATGAGCCGTGCACAGCAAAACGCCATCGAGTCAACGGAAACCGGAAACGCAGCCACGTCGACGACCGCAGCGAACACGTCTGAGTCCGCGGAGCAGGCTGACATCAATTCCGGTCAGTCGCAGCTCGCCAAATTCGCGGCCAACAATCCTTACGTCCAGGGTGGGCAGGCGGAGACGGTTGAGGGTCAGCAGATTGCCGGCGCCGCTGACGCGACCGCCGCGGGCGCCATGGCCAAAAACCAGCAACAGACACAAAGGACCGGCCAGAACGCGACAGCCGGTGTAGCTGCGGGTGAGTCCGAGGCACAGCAGGCGCAAAGAACCGCAGGGACCGAGGAAGCGGCTGCCACACAGAGCCGCCTCGCGTCCGGGACTCAATATGCTGGAGACGTGCTGAAGGCTGGAAACACGCTCACCAGCGAACAGGGCGGACTTACGAGCCAGGAACTCAGCGAAGCGCAGGGTGAGGAGAACATCGGCGAAGAGGCCGCAAAGACACCGAGCCTCGGGGACGAGTTTGGCGACTCGTTTATTAGCGGTTTGGGGTCTGGGCTGGCCAGCGGTGTCACAAGCGGATTCGGCAAAGGTTAGGGAGAAACCATGGCACTCGACAACGAAGATTATCAGTTCAAGTCGGCATCGCCGATCGCTGCTTCAGGCCTCGACGTCGACGCGCTCCTCGCGCAGGATCCAGAAACGATGGCCCAGGCGAGGGCGATGGGACTGCCTATGCCCTCTCCGGCCACAGTGGCCACCGCCGCGCCGATTCAGACTCCAGCGGCAAGGAACGTGCCCACCGCATCGGGGACCGCGGCGCTTCAGGTAACTCCACCGAGCCACGCCGCGCCTCAACCAGCGCAGACGCCCGATGACGGAACCCGCGGCATGATGCCCAACTTCGGCGCCAACCTCGCGCAGTCTCAGGTGCCGGCCAATAATTCCCCTGCGACACCGGGAGAGACGCCAGCATCACCAACCGTTCCAGCGACGGTAACCCCAAGTGGTACCGCAGAGGACCCCAACCAGGCTGGCATCCAGCGGGCCGGCCAGATGGCAGAGAGCTTTGCGACAAAGCTCGAAAATGCACCAACCTTGCAGCAGACTCTCGCGCCGATGGAGGCGCAGCGCCGGACAATTGCCGCGCCGATCATGCCGAATGACCCAGATCACCCGGAGTACCGGCCCACGGTCGGCCAGAGGATCATTCGCGGACTTCAGGGCTTCGCGCGCGGGGGAATCGGCGGGGTCATTGACCCGACGATCAAGGGCGGCACGGCTTACGGCGCGCCGACAAGGGCGTTCTCGCTCGCGGCGCAGAAGCAGTCCGGACTCCTGGCGAACATCGACCAGCAGGAGAAAGAGGCAACCGACACATTCAAGGCCGACACGGGCCAAGCCAAGGACATCATCACGTCCATCAACGACATCGGGAAGAACTATGCGGCGGGCGAGACAGCGCAATCGCGCGAGGACATCGCCACGGCGCGGAAGCAAACTGCCGACGTTGCCCAGCAGCTCGCGGACGTTAAGCAGCAGGTTGCCGATTTTCAATCTCAGGGCAAGGTCCCAGCCACTTACGAGGCGACCGTTGCAGCGTGGGCGCTCGAGAAAGACCCGGCCAGGAAAGCCGCCCTCAAGCAGGCAGCTGACGAGATGAAGGACACGGAACTTAAGAAATTCCGGTTTGCGGCAGGATCCGGCGGTGGAACCTTCCGCCAGTCAATGATCGACTCGGCGACGGAGGAGGTAAAAGCCCTTCAGGACAAATACACTTACGACGCGCGCCGCAATCAGTACGTGAACCCAGACAATGCGAATGACGTGTTGAGTCCCAACGAGTTCACCGACAAGAAGAACGAAATCTCGGCCAAACTCGATCAGCAGTTGGGGCAGAAGAAGATGCCGCCGCTGGGCGTGCGGTTCAATCCGGCGGACGCAGGCGCGAACAAGCCGAGCGGCAGAGCAGCCCGTGGTGGCGCTCAGTCAGCAAACAAGCCCAAGCCGCCGACTCCAACCGCGCCTCCTCCGCAGGGGGCGATCGACATGGCCCTCGGTTCCGACGGCCAATACCACTATCGAGACGGCTCAAAGAAAGATCTGGGTGTCGTGAAATAGATGGCCCCTCAAGCGGTCGAGTTTGACGAAACAACCGCAACGCCATTGCCCGGCGCTCAAAACTCGCAGTCCGTCACTTTCGACGATTCGACGGCGGTTCCACTGCCCAAGGCCGCGCCGGTGCAGGCACAGCCAGCGGGTCCAGATGGGGCAAACCAGCCATTCAGCCCTGCCGATCGCGCGCTGTACACGCGCCCGGTAAATCCCGGCGTAGCGACCCCTCCGCCAGCGCAGCAGGCCCAGCCTAATCCTTCACTTCAAGCCCCTCCGGCGACACCAGTTGCGCCAGCCGATTCGGGAGTGCCCGGGATCCCGCAGAAACATCCGGCCAACAATCCAGCCAACCCCGTCTACCATCCTGGCGAGAATGGTGTCCCGAACTTCGCAGAGACCCCGCTTGCACCGATCGCCACGAAAGGCTCCGAAACGGTTGAGCGCGCCCTGTGGCCACTCGGGACCGCCGATTGGGACCGACGGCTGGCCGAGGGTCAGAAGGACGTAGCCGCCTTCAACACCAGGCACCCCAACGTGGCCGGCGTGACCAGTGGGGTCCAGGAGACGGTCTCCGGGATGACCACTCCCGCCAATCTGGCGCTCATTGCGGCGGCCCCGGAGTCAAAGGCGGTCTCTGCCTTCTTCGCCCTGCAAGCGACCCATGGAGCCTATCAGAACGCCGAGCAGGCCTACCAGGCGTGGAGAAGCGGAAACAACCCGCAGGCGGCCAAATACCTCACCGAGTCTGGATTGAGCGCCATCATCGCCGGGCTGGCCGGAACGCATGCCGCTGATCCTCGCATCACCACCGGGCCCTATGGTGCAAAGGGCGTCCGCGTTGGCGGTGACACATTCGGAGCTGAGGTCGGCACCACGCCAGCCTACCGGCAGCCAGGCCCGACGGGCAGCTATGCTCCGGACGAGGGAAGCACGGTCATTCCCCGTCAGACCACCGCCGGCGCGCGCGTGGGGCCCGTCGCTGTCGGCAGCATGCGCACTCCGGGGGTTCCGGCTCCGTCGGTCGAGATTCCTCCTGCAGCCCCAGCGTTGCCGGCTCCTACTCCAGGGCCAGTCATCGAGGGCGAAGGTGTGCCGATACCACCGGTGCGCCAGGCGGCGGCGCCGGAAGTTTTGCCCCCGCAAACCCCGATTCCTCCGAACGCGAAACTTGCCACCGCCGAGGCCGCGCTCACCGGCAAGCCCATCGAGGGCGTAGCCCCCCCAGCGCCAACCATCCAGCCGACCCCAAATGCAGCGCGCCCACCTGTCCAGGCCAGCACGCAGCCGGCCGAAATCCGCGAGTCCGCACAAGATCAGAAGACTGATCTTAAGCAAATGGCCACCGCCGTTACGCAAGCAGTTCCGGGCGCCGAGGTCGTCGGCCCGCGCGTCAAATCAGCCGATTCGATCGATAACAAGGACGAGCGCGGAAAGCCAGTCGAAACCAACATCGACAACCTCGGGGTGCGGGTCGTCGCGCCCAATCCCGACGCGGTGCCTGAAGTGCAGAAGGCAGTCGAGAACGTGCTGCCCGTTGCCTCAAAGGACACGATCGAGAACAACGGCCTCAACATCCCGCAGTACGGCGTGAAAACCGGAGGGCCTGGCGAGCCGAACCAGGTATCGGAATTGCAGGTTGTCCCGAGTCCAGAAGTCGCCGACGCGATGAAAGAGACCGATCCGCTCTACGCGAAACAAAAAGAGGCGATCGCGCGTGGAGACAAGGCGGAGGCTGATAGACTTGGGACCGAAATACAGGCCAAGTTTGATGCAGCGCGGAGTCAAATTCAACCGTCAAGTGCGGAGACTGGAGGGCGCGCACAGTCGCCAGAGCAGGCCGTGGGGGCTGGGAAACCGGCCCCTGCCGCCATCACGAAAGGTTCGCAGGTCACCCTCCCCGACGGCACCAATGGCGCCGTGCAGCACGTCAATCCCAACTATTCAAGCGGCGGCCGCGTAGTTGTCCAAACCCCCAACGGGGTCAAGACATTCAAAGGCTCCGAGCTAAAGCCGGTCGAGAACGCTCCCGGCCCGGTCGGCGCGCCCATCCCCGCGCGCGTGGCGCAGATCAAAGAAGTGGCCGCCAAGGGGACTCCGGTCAAGATATTCACAGCGCGGGGCGCCGATCCCGAGGTCAAGCAGTGGCTCCAGCAACAGGGCCTCGGCAACTTGCCAGTGACCAACGTCAAGGGCCACGACTTCGGTGCGCTCCTCGATAACGAGGTCAACGTCCCAACCAATAGCGACAAGCCTTTCGAGATGCCGGCGGTGCCTGCGGGCAAGGCGCTCTACGTGGATCTGGACGGCACCATCGCCCGCCAGCCGGGCGCCTCAAATCAGGTTGAAAAAGGGGAAGCGCCCAGCGAATCTAAAGGAGTTGTGGCCGATGAACAGCGAAACAGCACAGAGCAGCCTGCCAATTCAGTTACAAAAACATCTCAGCCCAAAGAAGGAGAGGAATCCCATGCCGATGAAATCACAGGCCCAGCGCCGCGCGCTGTGGGCGAAAGACCCGAAAGTGGCGCAGCGGTTCGAGGACGACACGCCGAAGGGGGCGAAGCTGCCGGAGCGGTTACACCCGCCGGAGAAAAGCCGGGCGGGGAAGAGAATGCTCCGAAAGAAAAAGTAGAGCCGACCAAGCACAAGTTCGGCAACACACAGGCCGACATCCCACCGGCCAGCGAAGCCGGGAAAGCTCTCGCCCGAGCGCGCAAAGCCATCCTGCCGGAAGACCTCGCGGGCGACGGGATGATCGACGACGCGCACATCACCGTGCGCTACGGCATCGACGGCGACGACACCGCCGGGATTCGCGCCTACCTCGAAAAGCAGCCGCCGTTTGAGGCGACACTCGGCAAGACGCAGGCATTCCCGCCGAGCGAGCACTCCGATGGCGCCGCGCCGATTGTCGTTCCCGTCGAGTCTGCCGACCTGCGCCGGATGGAAAAGGAACTCGACAAGCACGGGAACTTCACCGAGCGGTCGTTCCCCGAGTACAAGCCGCATGTCACGCTGGCCTATGTGAAACCGGGAGAGGCGAAGCGGTACACAGGCATGACCGAGGCCGACGGGAAGAAGTTCAAGGTCGAGTCGGTTTCGATTTCAAAGAAGGACGGCACGGTCGAGGAGGTAAAGCTCAAAGGGACAGCCAAGCCGCAGTTCTCCGCCGCAGCCCGCGCGAAAGTTATGGACCGTCCAGCGCGCACCGACCAGATCGGCAAACCAGGCGTAGAAGTTCCGGCAAAGTACGAGCCTAAGCCCAATGAATCCTCGACAGTAGCCACGGCACCCAAGAAACCTGAGAGCCTCACCGAGCGATTCAAGCGCGCACAGCAGGCTAAGGCCGATAAGTATCTTGATACCCAGGTTCGCCGCGCCGACAACTCAATCGCCACTCGCCGCGCGATCATCGACGAGCGCATGGCGGGCGGTGGAACCACGTCCGTCAAGCAAGTGCAGGACGATGCAGCCGAGCGGAAGCTGGACCGGGAGATTGGAGCGATGCGCCGGGCCGGGATGCCGACCGGGAACGAGATGCACCCGACGACGATCAAGTATCGGGGACTCCTGGCTCAGCAAAAGGAAGGCATCAAGGTGCCGTCCTATCGCATCACGGACAAGGATGGGGAGACCTACATCGTCTCCAAGACCGAGTATGACTACGCGCAGTCGATTGAGGGAAAAGCTACACCCAAAGAGAAACCAAGCGGCGGTCAAGCAACCAAGAATCCCGAGGTACCGCCGTCATCAATCGGCACAAAACTCTATTCCGGTTTCGGCGACCCTGAATTGTTCAAGCAGCTATTCCCGGACGTTACCCAGCGCATTGCCGATTGGATCAAGGATCCGAGTGGCCCAGGGGTAGACCAAAAGGCGATGATGCGCGAGACCCGCGGCCAGATGGACCGCCGCGTAGCGATCGCCATTCATTCACTACGGAAGGAGCAGAAGGCGTGGCGCACGCGCTCCCGTGAAGATTCCACTAGCTTCATTAACGGGGTCCAGCGTGGTCAGATTTCATCTCTCCAGCCCAAGGACAGGCCCTTCGCGCAGGTGTCGCGCACAGCCTTCGAGCAGATGCGCGAGGAGATTCAGGCGCTCAAGCCCGAGGCCCTGCGCACCTACATCGAGAATTACTGGCCGCAGGAATGGGAGCAAGCATCGCAGGTGACGGCCACGATCAGACGCCTCCTCAACGGCAAGCGGCCATTTGCAGGCAAGGCAGAATTTCTAAAAAAGCGCACCATTCCCACGTTCCAAGATGGTCTCGATCTCGGATTCAAGCCGAAGACATGGAATCCCGTAGATCAGTTCCTAGTGAAGTACGCATCTATGGCGCAGTTCCTCATGGGGCACCAGACCCTCCAGATGATGAAGGATGCCGGGACGGCCAAGTACGTGCGCCTCGGCAAGAAGGCGCCGGACGGGTAGTACTCTGCGTTGATACCACTGCT